CCCGCCTCCTTCGTGCGCGAGCCGGCGTAGGTGCGGGCTGTCCATGGGCGGGTCCGGTCAGCGGGGTCCTCGATCGCGTAGAACACCCTGTGGTTCAACGTGTCGCCGCCGTACCAGTCGTCACCCCACCGAGGGCATTGGATAACCGACCACGGCTTGTTGAGCCCCGCAGGCCCGTCCAACCACATCCCGACCTGCTCGTAGTGCGCCTCATGCCACGCGGAGTACTTCGCCCACCAATCCGAGTCCACAGTGTCGTGGTACGGCATCAGGCGGTCGGCCTTCAGCCGGCGACCGAGGACAGTCGTCACGTGCCCGGAAAGATCCACGCGTAGAATGCGCCCGCCCACGTTGCAGCCGACGAAGCTGTTGTCCCTCCGATCGACGACGGCTTGCCACACGTAGCCGATGTTCCCTACATTCCGCGAGCCATCTTTGAACCCAGGCACGATGCTCCCCGCCTTGTCGAACCAGGCGTAAACCTGGCGCGGCTTGACACAAACGTATCCACCAGGCGTGTCGGTAAACCTCGCAAGTGAGTCTTTCGGGACCGCCATTGCCATACGCTCGACCCACAGCGATGACGTAGGAAGGCGTGTCGCGTAAGGCGTCCCAGCACGTGGGATGAGCGGGTCGGGGCGCGGGCCGACGCCTGGCGTGTAACGAACCTTGACCCCGCCAACAGAGCAGACGTTGTTCCGCAAGGCATAATTCGTAGGCCCGGTCCAGATATCCTGCTCGCCTACGACGGGCCCGCCACCGTTATCCACCGTGACCTCGATGCCCTCCGCGACGTGTTGACCGAGCAGGTCCTCGCATGAGAGCCAGTGTGAACCAGGCGAGACGGTGCGCCAGTCACACGCCGCACGCCACACCCCAGCCGTGCTCGAGATCCAGGCGGTAATCGGTGTGCCGTCAAGGGTGAACCGGACGTCCGCTGTCACGGCCATCGGCCCACCCCCGATCGTGTTGGCGCGCACTTCGATGGAGTTCAGCCCGCCGACGCGCAAGAAGTACGTGTTGCGCCGGTATGACTGATTCTCGCTCTGGGCGTTCGGATTCCGGAAGACAAGTTGAGCCATCGTGGTTACCTATTCCCGGCCCTCCCAAGTCATGGTGCCAGTCCCCGATGGGGTCGTTGGGGTTGAAGCCCCTGCGACTGCTGCTCCCCAATAACATTCAACCCTCGAAGTTTCAAACTCAATAAGCCAAGTCCTGATATCTGCTTACGTGTATCCTCATCGAGACGCCAATACAGCGTGACGAGCATCTGCCGCTGTTCATCTGTTGGCAATGCATTATTGAAGGTCTGCAATTTCAACTCGTTAAACATGCGCTCATTGTTTGTTTTCATCGTGTCTCGATCGTCGGCAACCCGCTTTGAGATGCCTGCCTGCGCCGTACGTGCCATGCCCCATTCTTCAATATTTCGCCACACTAACCACGTTTGTCCCACCAGTACCACCAAGATCATGCAAAAAACCAGAGTGGACCACTTCATGGCTGGAACACGAAACCGAGAACCATTAATCGGCTGTTCGTTCTCTGCCATATGCATATCCCTCACGTAGCATCATTGCAAAACACGAAGGGCACCGACGCTCTGTTTTGACTTTGGACGCATGCTTATCCCCCCCTGGAGTTGGAATATATCGAAACATCCAGCCCTTTGGATGCCACGAAGACATGGTCTCACATTGTCCACAGGGCGCTTTTCGCGTTGTCCCCGCATGATACTCCTGCCATTCCACCCTTATAACTTGGCTCACGGGTTCACCTCGCTGGCTAACGTGGCCCACAGAGATGGAGGCGGACCAAACGCATATTCCGAAGTCCGTAACCCGACCGGCATCCGGGTCACCTGCCCTGGAGGCATCACACGCCGCATCTTGGCATTGCGAATCGCCTGCTGCCCAATATCATAGACGGGCCCAGGAAGAACATCCTTGTACCGTTCATTAAACTTTTCCATCTCCTGCATCGCTTCAACATGTCGGCCAACCGCAAGAAACTCTGCGGCTTTCCGCCGTGCTGCGCCCAAGTCCTGTTCCATCCCGGTCACCCTCTCGGCAGTATAGCGTTCCCGTTCACGGAACGCCGGAGGCATCCCAGCCGCCTGAAGCATGATCTGCTGCAAATCCACGGCATTTTTCGAAAGCATCCCGCCATCTGATGGCTGCAATCCAAATGCTTCACTCATATCGAGTGCTTGACGAAACTGTCCATCATTCTGAACAAGCCGTAACGCTGTCATAATTCGGTTGAGTTGCACCCCACCCGGAAGAGACTGTGCGATCAACCCAGCTCGTTCCTGAGGAGACAGCGGACGGCCCGCCGTACTCATGTCAAATCCACGACCAGCTGATTTTCCCCACCCAAGTCCGAGCAACCCTTGAACATGCCCGAACGAAGGCCCTGGCAAATAGAACATCCACGAGTTTAAATCCTCGGCTCCAATTGTCCCGAGTCCCAATTGATGCTGCAATGAAACCCCGAACACCAATTCCGGAAGCCCAGGAACTGTCATCGCTCGCTTCCAGATGGACCGTGTCGCTTCTTCTTCCCCCCACTGTCCAAGCGGGAGCCCAGCTCCACCAGCCAGAATCAACGAGGGAACCCAGAATTTGATAAACGGTAATGTCCGATTCCACTCGCCCTTTGTCGCCCCTTGCTGAGCCTCTTCAAAGAGCCGGAGCATAAAATGGGTCTGGTTCAATCTGAATGTCTGAAACTGGCCAACCGTCCGCCAGATATCACCTCGAAACTTTGGAACCATATTCGCCCGTGAATGAATAAACTGTGTCTCATTCATCACCTTCCGGGCAAACTCAGTCAACTCACGTGGATCAACAATCCCCTGCGCTTCCCCTTCGCGCAATCCCGCGAGAAACGCATGCGTCTTATTTCCACGTTCCGATGCAGAGAACATCTTCCCGCTGACCCGCACCAACTTATCCCAAAACTTCCCGGCCCCTGTTGATTCGATAGATTCCTCAATCCCAAGTTTCCGCAGAACGTCAGCTTCAATATTCAATCCAGCTTTCTGTACCAGAGCCATTCGCTCAGGATTCCGTGTATCCGTTAGAGCCTGGAAAAATGCTGATGGACGGACCACGGCAAACGTATTCAATCGCTGCAATGTATTAACAAACGGCGACAGAATGGAGAACCCAATCGTGCGAACAAACTGGACTTCTCGCATTCGTCGCCAGAATTCCGACGTTGGTTTTCCGGATGCCCCAAGCCAGTAGTTCACATGCTCAGCCATATACTGCTTGATTGCAGGGTCCTTGATCTCTGCAAGCGCAGCCTTTAATTCTGGCATAATTTCACGCACAGCCACATGACGACCATATTGCGTCGCATAGAGCTTCAACGTTTCCGCAAACGGAATATTCTGAGGATAATCCTCCGGCGTCATGATAGATCGACGTCGCGTCGAAACCGGAGCACGCGCCCGAATTAAGTCCTCAATAGGAACGGGCTGGTACCCAGTCCCTCGTTCGATCTGAAGTTCACCAGACGCCACAACACGTAACTTATCCCGATACACTGGAAGATAATTTGTCATCCGCTGCTCTGGACGAATTACCCCGTCAGCAACGTACCTGGTAAACACTCGATCCATCACATCACGCAATTTCGAGACAGATTCCCCCACTGCCTCGGGGGCCTCTCGCTGCAACATTGAATAAAACTCCTCCTCCGGGCGCAACATATTTTGATAGAAAATTCGACTCACCTTTTTCATTGTCTCAGGAGCCCACTTCATTGCCCCTGGTATCTCGTTAAAAAATGATTCCACAACACGAGCCTGTGTCCCATCCGCTCGTGTCAGCAAATTGATGATTCTCTCTCCCGCTGTTCCAGCAACAACCCAGCTCACAGGCAACCACCCTCGCTGCCCGAGTGCTTGAACAATCTTCGAGTTTGAGTACCCAGACGCCCGAAGCACAGGTGTCTCAGACGCAAGACGACCAGACCCACCAGAAATTGGAGGAAGATTGGTAATCTCAGGGAATGGCACATCATTGGCGACTCGCACCGCCCGACTCACCGACGAAGGAAGGGTTTGACCCCTTCCACTTCGCAGAATTGAATATCCAGACTCAAGAACCTCAGGTCGCACAATATCTGGATTCACCAATGGATTCGCCACTGGGGTTACTCCAGGAGGGAACGTCGGAGATTCAAATGGTCCTTTCAATGCCTTCAGCACGCGCCCAGGTCCAGCCAACGCCCGCCCAACCAGACGTTGCCGTTCTGACTCTGTCACCCCGTATCGAAGTGCGAGATTGAGCGGAGCTGGAACCGATCCAGGAGTCGGAGGATTCCATGGAGTTGGCGCAACAGGTAACCCCTTCCGACTCAGTAATTCTCCAAGTAACGAACGCGCTTCAGCCGCAGCCAAGTTCGTTGACATTCCCATTGACTTCAAAAACATTGACACCTGTTCATCAGACATCTGACCCACCATCGTACGAACGGCTTCATTCGAAATCATGGGGGCTTTTGCAATCCCGACCCGCTCGAGCATCTGCTCCGCTTGACTGACCCCTCCGCCACCCCGCCCGAAGGGGAGTTGCGTTTGTCCAACCGCAGGTCCCTTGCCAAACACCTTTGAATAATCCTGTGCCGTTGGACCAAATACTGCCAGCGGATCTCCCGCCGTTGAAACTCCCGCTTGCACTTGACGCAATGCAAGATCCTCAGGACCACCAAGGGCCGGTGGTTTCAAAGACATCCCCCGTGCCAATTCCCCTGATTGTCCAAACTGTCGAAGGGCCTCGAGATCAGCAGCCTCTGGAGGGACACTCGCTTGCACCCGGCGCAACGCGGCAAGATCATCCTCCTGGATTGGACCAGTCGGAGGATGCACCGCACCTGACCGTCGCTCCAGATAATCTATTCGATTCTGAAGGGTCCGCTTGTAGAGCTGCCAATCCTTCTTAATCCGCTTATTCGGCGCATTCGCAATCTGCGCCGTCACATCCGCCATCTCTAAACGAATTGCACGCAATGCCTCTGTTGCCGTTTTAGAAGAATCCTGAATCAACTGTTCCGTTGCCCCAATAACCCCAGGTGCTGGGGATAAAATATCTGTAGCCCGTGTTCCGGCTGTTCCAGCCGCTCCCCGCCATTTCACCCCGGCAATGCGAGCCCCAGCTGCGCCAAGCCCTGCCCCCAGAAGCGTCTGTATGACTGTTCCTGGTAGGGTACGAGCCTCTGGCTCCACAAGTTCCGGCAGCGTGGCTCCTGCGGCCCCTGAGAGGGCATAGGTACTCAGCCGACCAGCATCAGAAAGGGCTTTTGGCAGGGCTCCGAACCCCGGCTTCAACATCGTGGTTGCAGCCGCCCCTGGTCGCACTCCAGCCGCAAGCAGTTTCGGGAAGATAGCCCCTGCCCCAGCCACCCCCATCCCTGCGGCACGAGTCAGCGGAGTAAACCCAACTCCCATCCCGGCAAGACTTGACAGAGTTTCTGGCCACCCCCCGGGGCCAGCTTCCTCATACGGGCGTAGCCCCAAGGGTTTGTCAAGACCAAATGAAACACCAGATGAAAACCCGCGAGCAATCTGCTGCCATGTCGAAGCCCCTGGAGGGGCCGTCGGAACCTGCCCCGGCAAGGGACCAAACACTGCGAGATAATCATCCTGATCAAGAAGCATCTTACGGACCCATCGCCCCTACGGGAGCCGGAGGAGTCAACGAACGTGCCGCAATCGTCGCATCCACTTGCGCCTTTCGCCGTAAAAGCTCTTGATTCATTCTCATCAGCACATCCCGCTGCTGATTCGGACGTAACTGCTGCCACGTTTTTCCTCGATATGCAGGAACCGCCACCATCACTTCATCCCGAATCGTGTTCACCTGTTCTGGTGACGGAGATGGTGGCCCTTGATACGGCAGAGGTTCAGTCTGTTCCCATGGAGCGAGCGTCGGACTGAGACGCCCACGTTCGCTCATCACTGGTTCTTTTGAAAACCTCGGACCTCCCTGCTGAACTTCCGTGCTCTTCCCCTCTACCCTGGGGGGTTGAATCGACGCCTGTACTTGCCGCTTCGCCTCAGCAATCATCGTCAACGCCTGCTGCTTCACTTGTGGTCCATATTCATATGATGTCGGATCATCTAATCCTGGCTTGCTATTAAGACGTTGTTCCATAATCGCAAGACGCTGCAACTTTGTCGCAGGAGGCTCGTTTAATTGCATGACATCAGCAATATTCCGCCCAAGTCCCCGGATATCAAGGGTCGCCAATGTCCCAGGCAGATACTTTTGAAAGTGCCCACGCTTTGCTATTTCATACGTATTTCGTAACTCCTGATACCGTTGTTCGGCGGGGAGCAGCACGTTCTTTTTATACACATCAGACACTTCGCCTTCCGTCGTCGCAGTCGGAGAAACCTTCCAACCCGCTGCCTGAGTAATGGCAGCCTTATCTTGCGCCATTGTCCACACTTGCTGCGCCTGTGCCAAATCATCCGATGTCGATGCCACTAAACGCCACGACTGTTCCTGTTCCGCAAGATTCTGCCGCCATCGCTGATCTGTCGTCTGCGCTTTTATTTGCTCCTGTTTCTGCTGGAACTCCATCGCCTTCTCTTGGAACGTATCAACTTCACGCCGAACCATCGGCCAATATTCTTTGGCTTGCATCGCCTGATATGTTGCAACACTCAGAGGTTTCCACGCGGCTTTTGAATCTGCATACACAGGAAAATCGTTCATCAGCAACCCCACCGCGACCATATTTTCCGCATTCGCAAGGATCTCTGGACTCAGCGGCTGACCAACATCGGCAAGCCCTCGTAATGCCGATGTGAATTTACGCATATTCACACCCTGAGCATCTCCGCGCTTCTCAAACGCATCGAGTGCACGATGATTCGTGGCAATCTGATCCTTTTCTTTTTCCTTTGCCACGAGCAAAGCACTGAGAGTTTGGCGATCCGTTGCCGGATCATCAAACAACGGAAGACCCTTCTCCTCTGCCATCTTCCGTGCCGACACACGAAATCGCTGATCTATAGACATAGCCTGCATCAATCGTGTTGTGTCTGGATTCATGTCTCCAATAAGTGACATCAGTACCTTCGATGCTTCGTCATCCAGAGGATTTGCGGCAACACGCTCCATCGCTTGCAGCCCAATTTGAGTCCGCTGTCGTTGTCGAACGCCTTCCGTCTCGGCCCGCTGCCGCGCATACTGCGCCATCATTGGCCCAGGCGTGGCTCCAGTTGCCCCACGGAAATATACCTCACGTTGCTTTGGTGACATCGCCATCAGCGTCTGAGCCGACGTCTCCGCAGGCTTCGCCAACTCAGTTGCCTGTTGTGTAAACGAAATCGGCAACGTCGCCCGCTCCGGCAATGTTGGAGCCCCCTGAGCCTCGCCCATCGCCCACGGCACATTCGGTTCCGAATATGGAACTTCACTCCCCTTTGGCATCTGCTGTTGGGACGCGGCGCGTTGCGCCATCCACGTCATCAAATCCTGATTCTCTTTTTTCTGCTGCAACCCGCCATACATCTGACCAAATCCAGAAAGCGCATTCCGAATATCAATGGTTGACCGTTGCGGACCGTACAACGTATTCCGAGTATGCGTAATGTTCGGCGCAAGCAACCCTGCGATTTGCAGAGCCAGAGCGGGGTCCTGCCATGCCTTCTGTGCAACTGACGTATCGAATTCACTCATGCATGAATCCTCACGTTAAAACTGTCGATCAGATCCTGACTGTTTCTGTTGCATCACCTTTAACAATTCAACCATGGCAGGAGACACGCCACCAGACAACCCGCTATCCTGCAACACTGACCCACCCATCGCCGGAGAACCACCGCCTGACTGAAACATATCCGGTGACATTGCCGGAGCTCCAGTGGACGGATTCTTCTTCAAATATTGCGCAAGCAATAGAGCAAGCGTCCCGTACGTCCCAGCGTTACCTTCACCCATTTACCCCTCCGGAAGATTGACCGGACAGAGCGAGATACCCGGGGAACCGAGCTGCAAGCAACTGTGAAATCTGCTCAGCCGACGATGGCCTTGAATATGCCCCAGGTGGCCCAAGCAAGTATCGAGATCCTCCACGCTGAGGAGGTGGAGCCCCCACAGATGGTAAATTTGGAAGCGGACGCATCTGCTGAGCCTGCCGTTCAGCCCGTCCCTCCGCAACATTCTTTGCCACAGCCTGCGACGCATAATCAAACCCAGTCGAACTCGAACGAGGAGCCCCCTTTGCCAACGTCTCTTTCTCAGACTTTGATACAGAAAGAGGCTCTCCAAATTCCCCGTACGGCGTCTGTTTCACCGATTCCTGTGACTGCAATGCCTGCGTAAATGCGTCCTGACGTTGTGGACGCATTCCATATTCCAACATCGCCGCTGCCACAGGAGCTGCACTGCCGATCGCCCGTGGACCACCAGCCAGTGAATTCACAACCCCCATCCAACGCATCGCAGCATCCGGATTCTCCGACACGTACGATCCTAATGCCGCTGGCATCCCTTGAATTGTCTCTCCCATAATTTTTATTTCCCCAGTGACCATCCACCACCAGAGACATCACGTTCTGTCGTCACTTGCGACGGCACATTCGATGATTGTGCAAACGACCCAAAGGGATTCACAAACCCAAGTGCCATTTCTCGATTTCTCAAATATGCGTCCATCAATGATTGATTTTGTGCCAATTCAATTTGCCGTTGCTGATTTCCGGCGGTCATCATCTCGTTAATACTTTGAATAGGACGTTGCCCTTCCTGAAATCCAATTTGCCTCAACTCAGGCACCATCGACACCGTCGCCTGAAGCTGCCGCATCTGCGCCTCAGTCTGAAGAGCCTGCTCATTCTGACCCAAGGACATGTACGTATCCCGTAAATTCTGGAGCGCACGAAGTTGCTGATCCAACGCCGCCGTCCCACCCGACAAAAGCGCATTCCCGGCCCCTGCTTGAAGCCCCCCCTGCTGAATACCCCCCTGAAGGAGTGCCTGACCCGCCTGCTGAGACTGCTGCAATCCCTGCATATACAACGGAGTCAACGCATTGGCGTACGTTCGACCCACTTCTTCCGGAAGAAATCCAGATTGAGCCAATCCGGCTTTTGCTGCCGCATTCTGCACTTGCGGAAGGATCTGCCCTTCAATCTCGCGCAACGCATTCTGAACAGCCGGGGACGTTCCAAATGCATCTGGAGACGTAAACTGTGTCAGAGCATTCGCCCCCGCATATGTCATCGGCCCAGGGGCCATCGCCGATTGCAACCCTGCCACACCAGACTGAGCAAAAGGCAACAGACTTTGACCCTGTTGAGCAATCTGACCCGCCGTAGAAAGACCACCGGACATCCACGGACTCACCTGGACCTGCGTTCCCGCCGCTCCTGGCAACGCCGACGCATATGCCCCAGCCGTCTGTTCCGATGGTGGAGTTGGAATTCCGTAATATCCACGATTGGCAATCTGCTGCGATGCAAACATTTCCAAAGGTGATTGTCCGGGTATTGTCAATCCCGCCCCGCCAGTAAAATTGCCTAACCATAAATTCGGATCATCAAGCGTCCCACGAGCAATCTCACCAACCCGCTGAACATACGGCTGCAACTCAGGGATTACACGCGCCCCACCTCCACCCGTCGTATTGACAACTGTCCGCTCGGTATCATCCCCGCCCATCATTTTCCTCCTTGGGAGGCTCGCATGCTTGGAGGAACAGGACCCTGGTACCCTTGTGAACGAGGCGTCGTCGTAAACGGCGTCGCCCCCGCATAACCAGAATAACCTTGCCAATTGCCCTGCTGCGGGGGCGACTGTTGCCCCAAGGAATCATAACCATACGACGCTACGCCTTGTGACGGACCACTGCCAGATGGCGTAATTCCTGTACCAGTTCCAAGCCGTTGTAGCGTTGGCTGACGAGATTGACCTTGAGGTCCAGCCCCCTCGACCCAGCCGTATCCTGCCGGTGCCGGATATGGGGGCTGAGGATTCGTGCCGTACCCCGGCAGGAATCCTTGAAGGCTCTGCCCACCCCCCTGCGCCAGCGCCTGAAGTTGCTGCGCGGTCATCGGCAAGCCGCCAGCGTTGCGGCCCGGCTGGCCCATCGCGTCATACTGCTGGCCGGCCTGCTGGGGCTGGTCGCCGCTCGGCGCGGAGAGATACCCGCCGCCGGAGCCGGGCACCGCAGGCCAGGTCTGCCGTGTAGGCGCTGCCGGTTCTTGCCTTATATTCTGAAAATAAGGGGTAGAACCAATAGTGTTTGGCGGATTCGGTGTCCCGGTTGACCTGTATAATCCAGTGCTCTCATCAAAATCTGTAGACCCGCCGGGTGCACCTATAGAATCTCTGGGCACACTCGATGGAGCCACACCAAATACCCGCCGGCCAATCTTGGGATCTTGATACCACGTTCGGCCCCAAACATCTGGCCCCGGAGGAGGCGATCCTCTCATCCCAAACGCGTTGATGAATCCAGGAAGAACCCCTTGATTTGTTGTACCACCGGGCCCGCTGAACGGAGCGATACCGGTCGTCGGCGTACCCATATTGGGCGCAACACGTGGCTGTTGATTCCAGTACATCGGATTCGATGGCTGTCCTTGTACCCGAGCCTCTTTACCAGCCGAAGAAGGCCACCCAGATCGGTATGCTTGACTCAAATACGGTGCTAGTGCCGACCCGAGTTGCCCACTCATGTACATTCCTCCCTGCGTGAACATCGCCCCGACATTATCCTAACACAATCACTCCTTTGGCAGCGAGAACTTCATCAATGTTTTATGCTGTGTAAACCCCCACCGCCTCGCCATCGCCTGAGACGACCGATGTGTCACCATCACGAGCCGTGATAATCCCAATGATTTTGTCCATTGTTTCACCAATTCAAAACCTTGTTCCGCAGTTTTACGCAAGTCAACCCCTTTATCCGCTTCGACTTGACGAATCAATACATACCGATGCTGCGGAATCTCAATGGGCTCTGGGGTCGCCAGCATATGCCCAACCAATTCACGTTGATCTTTCACGGCAATCCATAATCCAAGACGATAATCGCCCATCATGAACCAGAGGCGAACCAAATCTTGTGCCTCTTGTGGCAATGTCTCCGTATCCATTTTTGTACAAAACGCACCAACCCGATGAAGCACGTAGGGCATCCACGCCCACGCAAGGGGCACCTCTCGATGCATGTGAATAATTTCAATCATATCAACGCAGCAAACACAAATCGAGAAGGTGGCCAGACGGCACGGCTGGAGAAAACGTAAATTGTATCCCGGTAGTTGTCCTCGTCTGCTTCGTCATGACCATTCCGGTTGATACGTTTGGACTATACAAGATCATATACGACGCATCCGGCTCAATATTTGCAAAGGACCACCAAATAGACGTCTGATTCCCGATCCCGAGTGACCCGTACGTAAAATTCTGAGATATGACACCACTGCTCGATAACCCATGAACCCCCAGCATTCCTTGAGCATTCGTGACAACTCGTGTAATAAACGTGTTAATAGATTGATCAAGCGCGCCTAAGTATTTAATAATATCTGCAATATCGGACCCTGGGCCCAGGCGTGGAGGCGTCTGGGGTCGAAGTGGAACGCCTGTAAGCATTATCCCTCTCCACGAGGATACACATACAGCACTCCACCCCTGTAATGGTGGTTCCCCATTGCAAACGGTATTCGATGTCGGACGCACACAAACCGGGCTTGCTGGTCATAGTATGTTGCACGCAATTTATCTGACGATGTCAAAAAAACAGACTGCGGACTTGCTGTTGTTCCCTCATCCGAAGAGAGCGTATCGGATTTTACCAAGATAATCTCAGTTGTTAACCCGGTACCCTCCCCCTTAAAATATGATTCGATCGCGTCAATTCGCGTATTCTCGCCGGGTCCAGCAATCTGACGCCATGGCAAATCCCATATCGCCTCGTAACTATGTCCGTCATCCCCTCTCCCAGATCCAAAATTATAGACTTGACCATTCACTCCGCCCGTGAGCACCGCCGGACGACCACGCATTAACATGCTATCCCACGTCGGATATGGCAGCTTATCCCACGGAGTTGGAAGATCATCCCATGTTAATACTGTAGTAATACGCCACGAAAACGACGCGCTTAATCTCAGTCCGTAATAATGCAACGTAGAAAATGCGCCAGGCACATCGTCATACGGAAGTCGATAAGTAATCCCAACAGAAGGAGTCCCAGATGAACCAGACTCCCAAAACCACCAGATTTCACGATTTAACGGATCGTACACCCCATGCGTTCGACCCCGGTTAAGCCAATACATATCCGATTGAATCAGACGTTTTATTGCCCCACCAATTGCAATACTTCTATCGCCGTCAAATTTATAAACATCACCATCTTGTCCAATATAATAATGCACATTCTCAGCCGCAACAACACTAGCAGGAGACACTGGGCCTGATTGGTTCCCACGAAGTTCAAAAACAAATGGAAACAATCCACCAGTTCCAATTCCAACCCATTGCGACCAATCCTTGTACACTGCAAAAACTTGAGGGTTCAAGGATCTCACAGCCACAATGCCATCCTTTGCATCCGGCAGATTCACCTCACGAGTCGATGACCACGCTGTCGTATCTTGGAACCCACTAATCCACAGAGAAGAAGATTGTCGCGTTCCGCCAACAGTAACATTTCCGAGCACCACACGTTCAAAAGCGACCGTTACATCCTTTGCAATTGGCGGAGACCCAGCAAGTGCAGCAAAATTACCTGTGCCGGTATACACTTGAGGAGCGTCTTTATCATTTACAGCAATAACTCGCGTCGAGTTCGCAAATGGAAATGCCACAAACCGTACTTGGTTATCAAGACCACCTGTTAGTGCAGACCCCGTGATGTCTGACCACGATGTTGTATACAAGTGAAACCCGTTTGTCGTCCCAATAAGCAGTCGTTCTGTCTGTGTGTGATCCTCGTAAAACAATCCACCCAGTACAGAATTCACAGATGGAACTGTTGATGAAACTCTGATTTGACCTGGACGAACAAGAATCTCACCATCACGACACAACACATTTTTTCCACCAGCAAGAAATCCATCTGGGATCATGTGCTTCGGAAGATCAGCTCGCATGCCTCGAGTTGGAGGATCAAGCGGAATACGAACACTCCCTCGTGGCATCGCCTACGACCGTGTTGCCTTAATCGTCAACGTCGCCAGAAGCGTGGTTGATACAGAATCAACGTTATAGCGAAGAATATCCCCTGCTGTAATTAACGTCGTCCATCCGGTCAGCGTAGAATCCTGGGCCTTAATTGCGTTTGTCAACGTCGGCTTTGCTGATGCCGTGATCGACTGCCACGTCCCACCTGGAAAATTTGCATATGTTGTTTTGTAGATATCAACCACAAGACTTCCGGTTGGGTACCCAACAAGCGTAATTTGATTGATTGTCGCTGCAAAATCAATCGGAAGATCCAACTTGATACCCGTTGAAACGACACTCCCACCACCATCGAAAACAGCAACAATATCAGAAATTGAAAGGTTTGCCGAAAGACTCTGAACCAATGGGTCAGCCCAGACGAGATCCGCATTTGACCCAGCAGTCTGTAAGAATAACCCAGAAACTCCTGGGTCAATACCTGACCACCCAGCTGAATTCCGATGAAGAAGACTCCCACGACGTTCACCCGGAACCGTTAATTTTGTCGCATCGAGCATTCCTGTTGGCGTTGTCACATCGACAGAATTTACTCCGGCTCGTAATTGCCCACCAAGACGGAACATGTGTGACGGCATGACAACTCCAGTTGCCATAAATTGCATAATAGTATTGCTTGCTACCTGCAATTCCATCGAAGTATACAACGCGGACATCTTGAAAATACCAGAGGGACCACCGAGCACATATGTCGGAAGATACGCCGGGCTCTGCGACACCGTCACAATCCCAGCCGCAGTGATCGCAAATGCCGCCGCAGTCACCGCTGTATTATCCGGAACCCCAAACACATCAACAATGTACTGTTTCAAAGAGCGAAATTCGTTATCTCCAAGAGAAGGGGCATCCGACCCTGCTGGGGTTGCCGCATTTACCGTCTGAGGGAGTGAAATCGCCCTATCTCCTACGTTCCCGCAATTTCCATTGCGGTTTTATTCGCCTTTATCCGATTACATTGAGCACAAGCTAACGCAAGATTAGACCCCGATGATCCTCCTCCACGACTTCTTGGAATCATATGATCAAGCACAAATGTTAAAATATCAAGAGTTTGATGACAGTAGTAACAACACCCTTCTTGAAACCACCACAATCGTCTAATTGTGTAGCCAATTTCTCCACTGACATGCCCTTTTCTATACCAAGCAGTCGCAGCACGTAATCTTCTGCCAGCACGAACCCACTCTGGATGTTTCGCCAGCCAGCCAGCAGTACGTCGAATCTCTCTACCTTTATTCGTATAATACCGTACATGCTCTTTCATACGAAGTTCTTCTCTATGTGTATCCGCGTAGCGTTTCCACGACAAAGCTAAGCGACCTGACGTACTCCTATTACGTCTCCAACGAGTCACATCAAGCGGATGTTTCTTTTCCCATTCCCGGGTATATTGTGCTTGACACAAACGACAATATGTTCGCAATTGTGCCACCCTACCCAAACGAAATCCAAATTCAAGTTCTGACTTCTCAACCTTACAACGTGGGCATATTTTCATTAACATATTAATACCCCACCTTACAGATTAATACTATCTCTTGACAAATAGAAATCATCTCCACGCTCACCACTTCTCACGGAATCCCGTACATGCTGCACCACACTAAACCGTGACAAATCATCGGCCTTTGCCCCATCTAACGCTTCTACGTACCTCTGATGAAACCGATCTGCCAGTGCAAGCCACGCCGCATCCCCTGTTTTCCCATGAAGAAAGAACGCTGCCGATTCTCCAGACTTCCACACCAGTACGTCAGACCGATACAACGGAATAGACGCATCAGCTGACAACTCATTATTCATCAGATATTCAATACGAATCGCAGTGGCTGCGGAAGGCACTGGCCAAAACTCGATCTGATACACTCCGCTACTCGTCTGTGCATCCAGCCCACGAATACTGAAGACATCAGGCTGAGACGCTGTCGTACTTCGGTACGGGTCAATACGATCAATATCCGTAAGCGACCACTCAGAGAGCTTTGTGTCTAACGTCACATTCAGATGTCGCCCAAAATTAGATGGCAGAACATAAATATGCTGAAAGATTGTATACGTGGACCCAGCCGCAGCATCCGAAGGAAGTGCCGCTTCTAATTCAATCCCAAGCGCACTAGTAAACGATGCAATTTGATGATAAAATTGATTCGATCCGATCCGCATCCACCGCCCAACCATCGCGGAAGTAAACGTCGTTCCAACCCCAGTCACCGTGGTCCCTGACGTGGACACGCTGCCCGTAGAGTACGGAGCAACCAGATTGACAATCGTCTCTTTCTTCCGCCGTGACCACGCGTTATCCTCCAAAATCGTGACATGCTCAGCCTGAACAATGGCAAGAATATCCCCATCGGAGATCATTGAGTTTGACGCTACCAGGTTTTTCACCTGAGATACTATCGTTACCCTCGTCGCCATGCTGCCTCCCAGATCAACGATCGTAACAGCAGGGCTACCTACCCATTACTCGCTCCCCGATCGTCGCTCCATGCCACGCCCTTGGCCCTCACGGGGCCGCTGGAACACGACGCTGCACCCTGCTGTCTTGGGTATTTGTCCCAGATCCCATTGAATGTTCAAAATTCTCAGCACCAGACAAATGATCCCCGCTAAACCGTTTCGGATACGGAATCCCCAATTTCGTACGAACATCATCCTCGATTTCATCACGCAATGCAACCAAATCTGTCTTACTCAGATCTGGAGTCCACACATGGCTAATATATTCTTTTGGCTTCCCTTTGTAAAAGGCAAACTCGGTAGCGTAATTAATCTCCTCAAAGTACAATGTCGCACCATTTTCCTGCAAAACCTGGCTCTTCCGCACGTACTGACACACTCGATGTCCATTGGACGTCTCTGGTAACACCTGACGCTCTTCCCACAGAGGCGTACCCGGATAAACCGTAATAACGGTTACATCAAAATCATCTGGACGTGCCCACAAGAGCCAATCCTTCAAGTTCTGTGCAGACTCATGCGTCTCCCCAGGATGCCCCAGGGATGTAAACGCTTTACTCCTCATTCCGTGTTTCCGCACAAGATCTACATATTTCTTATTTATTTCCCGTGTTGTCTGCTTCTGAATCACACCAAGAATACGATCATCTCCCGCCTCCACACCAGTACAAATATCCACAAACCCAGCCTCAGCCATAGCTTCTGCTTGCTGATCTGTAAAAAGATTCGCCTTCACAAACGCCCGAAACTTCATCCCCAATGGCTTGATCTTCTGACAGAATTCCAGAAGAGGCTCATTCAAAAGATTTATTTCATCGTCAAACGCCATCACCGCACGAATTCCGTATACCTCCACAAGATGTTCCATCTCAGCAACCACATCGTCCACTGACCGAGTACGTACACGTCGATAATACGGATTCGTCCTTCCACAACAAAATAGGCAACCAAAAGGACATCCCTGAGACAACATCATGGACGTCCCCTTCAACCCACGCAGCGAATATTGATACGAATTCAAATCAATCAGATGCCGAGCAGGCCACGCCCATTGAACCAAACCCTTCTGTGTCCCACTCGCTTCATCCAAGACAGCAGGCGCATCTGGTTCAATAGCCGAAAGAATCGCCTTCTCCCCGTCCCCTCGAATCACACAGTCAAACATCGAGCAAGATTCCGGCATCACTGTGGCATGCGGACCTCCAAGCAGCACACGCTTGTCAGGCTGATGCTGACGAATCCGCTGAAGCAAGGCTACTACTGTTGGAAACTGCGGTGTCGTCGCCGTAATACCATATGTATCCCATCCCCAACTTAAATACGGCTGAAGATCCTCCAAGGGAGCCACAGATCCAGCCAGATCCACAACCCGAACATCATGACCAGACTGCTCAAGAATAGCCGCTACCTGCAATAATCCAAGTGGAGGGAAAACCCTATCATCAAGAAGCGTCAAAGGAACGGTGAAGGTGGATTAATAAGACAAACATTCATCGTTCCGGATCACCCCCTCGACGGCTGATGATCGCAAAATCCATCAGCAATGTTCCACTTTCGATCCAAACGTGGAACAGCTAAAGAAGACAATGTTACCGCTAATAAGAAAGGACTTGGCGGATTTATTAAGCATATGTTCATAATCTATCTACGCCTCGGCCTAAAAATAGGAATAAAAGAATCAGCAGCACTCACTCCACCACCACCAGCCATCACATACATAAAATCAGTTTGCGCCCAATCCTCAGTTCCCACAGTCCCATCAGGCAAAGGCCACAACCCCCGCCATGGACAGGCAGGAGCAATTGCCGATGCACGCTTCTCCCGCGTATCTAAATCTGCCACTACGGACCTGCCCCCACCTCACCCTTGGTAAACGTCGTGGCATTATCCGACACAGTTGCTTTCTGATCCACAGTCAAGGCATCATCGCCAAATAAACTGTACTGCGTCGCGGTCTGCGTGCTCGTGTTGCGCCACGCCTTGTAGAGATAGGCAAGCATCTTGCGGAGCGTCTGCGTAGCCGCCGGAGCTTCCTGACCCACTTCAGCATAGGTGTCCACGTTCAGCGCATCCACTACTTCGCTTTGCACTTCCGCGTCCCAGCTTGCATTCCACGGGATAGCCGTCAATCCGGCGCCGAGCGCACCGATCACGGCGGTGTCCACGAGGATCGCCTGCACCACTTCGTACAGCGTCGAGGCCGCCGCCCGCACAACGAATGAGCCCACGAATCCCGCCGGGTTGACGCTGCTGATCGTGAGCGTGCAGAAGACCGCGTACTCGCCCTCGGCGTAGCCCGTCGTGTCGATGGCGATCTCATGGAGGCCGTCCGAGTAGTTCGCATGCGTGAGGAGCGTGGGCGTCCCGCTCGCGGTGGGTGCGGCACCCGATGCGGCNCCCGCCAGTCGCACGTCGTAGAGGGGCGTGGCGCCGTCTCCCGCACTCCCAGCCGTCGTGTTCGCGGCGAACCAGAAGTAGACCGTCCCTCCGACCGCGACTTCCTTGGGGGCGCTCATAGGGTGGCTCCTCGGAACTCAGGCCGAGCACTCGACAACTCATTGCTGTAGGCGCCGCCGGGGACAAGAGATTGTCGAGGACTTGAATTCGCACCACTGATACTCAATTTCGGGCAGGCATACACGGTGTACGACGCCTTCGCCAGCCCCACTCGGCACCGGTAGTACCCCTTCTCCTGCGGCGTCTGCGTCGTCACGAGCTTCTGCCTATTCGGATTGGTCAAGCCGGTCGTCGTCCACGTCTCGGTGCTCGCCGCCTGATCCGCTGGCGTGGCGAGGATGTCCGCCGCCCTGTCATTGGCAAAGAGGCTCAGCGGGAAGCCGCTCGTCCCGAGGTACTCGGTTTCCAACCACACCTCGTCGTCCTGGAGATTCGTCACGCTGTCGTGGAGGATCTCGCAGGTCACGGTCTGGCTACTCCCAACCGCCTCGTTCCAGATCACCATCTCCGGGCCACACAGCGGCGCGTAGAACTTGCTGTTGGCGCTGCTGACGTGCTTGTGGCTGAGGCCGGTAGTTCCGTCGGATGCTCCACTAGTGCGGATCAGCGTGGTCTCAGAATAGGAGTCACCTTCGTACTGGTGGCGCTGCATCCGGTAATTCGTGTCGCCGGAGTCGCAGTTGTCCAGAAGGATTGAACCGCCTGGGCCGGGCACGGCTCCACTGACCAGCGAGACAGAGGCGCCAAGTTTACATTGCAAGAACGAGATGAGTGCGGTCATCTGCATAGCGGCGGGATTTACCAGATTCTTGCCAGACCCTGACGCACTTAAATCGACGCCCACGACTCGAACAATTCCGCCGAGATCGCTACCGAAGAGCGACGTAGGAATTGACCCCGTGCCATCCAGGGACCCACCCCGCCAAGAGAAGCTGACGCGAGTGGCCGAAATCACCTGACCAACTGCGGCAAACTTGACTGTACAGTTAATCCAGTTAATCGTGTGAAGGGTGAGTGTCCCTGCCGCTGTGCCATAGAGAAGAAGCTTTGCCCCGCTTGCGGTTGTGGCGACCACGAACTTGCAGGAGTCGTATGTCTGTACCTCGTTCGCGGCACTATTCCCGGTCAAGACGAGATCGGTGGTGTTTATAGTGCCCTCTGTGAACGTGATCCCGTAGCAAATCAGAGAGCCCTTGATGGTCATGCTGAAAGCACCCGTCACCGTCACCGTCGCCGTCGTCGCCAGCGCGGTTGGGGGCTCCGCTGCGTCGTTGCCACAAAGGATTTCGACGGGTGCTGCCGCCGTCCCTGCGGAGGTCAACGTCATTGCTGACGCTTGCGTTTCTGCGTGGGCCTGGCTGACCCAGATCCGCTCCCCTGCGGCCGCGACCGCAAGCGCGCCAGCGAGTGTCGCTTTCGCAAGTGCCCATGTCAAACCAGAATCGGCGTCGCTTCCATCCGTTGATCGGACGTAGTATGGGCCGGCCATGCTACTCGCCCACCGTCGCGCGGATGCGGTTCACGGTCGTCATCATATCGTCCAGCCGAGCGCGGAGCGCCGCCGTCTGGGCATCCGTCAAGCCGAAGAGGGCCTTGAGTTGCGCGTCCGTCAGCACCGCGAAGAAGCGAGCGATCTGGAGGGCCTCCAAGCGGGAGGCGTCCCGGAACCGCTCTCGGAGGCGCTGGGCCAGTTGCCCACGCGTCGAGTGGTTAAAGGTCGGCACGGTCAACTGGTCCCTGCCCCGCGAGTCGCCGAGCCTTGCGCTCGTGATATGCCTCGTAGGCGGTGCCGACGAGCCCCGCGAGTCCAAGCTGAACGGCGCTACAGTGGGTCTCGCACAGCTCCCGCTCTGACTCTGTCATCGTGGCGATTCCCCATTTCGCGTCCGCGTCACGGAGTTTGGCTTGCCATGCGTTCGGAGACGCCGTACAGCCGCGGCGATGCCACCGCCCGTCCACGCGGAGTTCGCCGAAGCTGACGAGCGCGCTCGACAGGCGCAGCATGCGGCTGAACACGGCGTCGTACTCATCCCAGGTCGGTTGTATTGTCATAGCTCTGCTCCCAAGACTTCGGCTTCGTTCGCGGCAATCTCCGCTTCGGTTAGCTGCGCCTCGATTCGGGCGGCAGAGGCCGCGAGATCCACCACCTGCCCCGCCTCAGCCATGTAGACGATCTCGTGGACCACGCCCATTTGGTCGATGTGCTGCTCGCGGACCCAGCGGCGCCCGTCGATCTGGCGGGAATCCTCGGCGATGCGGGAGGAGACGATTGCCATCTACGTCCCCGCCAAAGCGCCGAGCCCGACGCGCGGCATCAGCGCACCGTCGCCAGGAGGAGGGAGACGTCCACGTTCGACACGCCCGCGCTGGCCAAGAGACCGCGTGGGGAAGGGCACATCAGAGCGCGCCCACCCGGCGACGCATCTCCGCAATTTCAGCCGCCAGTACATCTCTTGTACTTGTTAATACGGACAATTCCTTCTTAAATGTATCAAACTTTATCTTATGCTCATCAGCAAGTACCCGCACTTTATCCACCGCTTCCTTCTCTTTATTTTCCAATATAATAATCGCCTGAGTCACACGCTCACGCACCACAGCAATATCACCCTCAGCTTGACGCTGTTCATCCGCAAGTTTCTGCCCAAACTTCGCAATCTCCGCCGACACTTCCAACTGTTTTGTATTGACCTCTAACGCAAGTGCGTTTTTCTGAGCGATAACATCTTGAGCATACTGCAACACATCTCTATCCAAATCACCTCTTCTCTGTGTATATTCTGCCTCTAAATTACTCATTCGTGCTTCGTGATCGCGTAACAACTTATCCACACGAGCTTGTATCGTAGGAATTTCAGCAAGTAGCAATTTCTTTTGTCTATCTGCTTCATTCGCCGCCTGCTGTTTTTCAGCAAAAGATAGCAGTAACGCATCCAATCGCTCAAATGCCCGAAAATGATTGCGCATCTGCTGAGCTGCATCCAACGCCTCATTCAATGACATCTCATCAGCCATGACACTCCCCCTTACGCATTCGCCACTGAAATATCATACGCAGTCGGAGTTGATACAAGCATCTTCACCGTCAAGCTTGTCGTCCCGTCAGCTCCACTCGCCAATGGACGAACCACGTAGGTATTCTCCAGAACCTGTTCAATCTTTGCCACTGTAATTGTCAATGCGTTCCCTTGTGGATCAGCCAACGTCGCATACGTCGGGGCCGAGGAATCATTGCTCCCCTGAACAGTCACTGTTGCCCCGCCAAATGTCCCGTACACTTGAATAGACTTATCAGCAAACATCGGACAGACAAACGGAGTCCCATCAAGATTTGCTGCAACCAGGGGGGTCCACGTCACAACCTTGACACCACCTATTAAGTTTTCAACCGTGTACCCTACGGTAGCCATACCTGCTCCCCCCTCAATTCAAAAAAGCTTGGACGAAGACTCCATCGTCACTTCCAGTAGCCCCTTCAGCCGCAGTCGTCGCAAACATCGAACACCGATTCGTAAAATACAACCCAGGCTCGTTAAAATCAATAAATTGAAACCCAGATGTCGCAGCAACCGGAATAACAAACATTGGACGTGTCGTCCCAATTGTCACAGAAGCGATCGGAGCATCAAACACTTGGATAAATGCTGCCGCACCAGTCGTATTCACAACAAGAATTTTAGCAATATGGCAAACCCCATTCGATACATTTGCCCCGTTATCGTCTAAGTTCCGCACATGAACTGACGTAATTCCCTGTGACATAGCACCCTCTAATTCAAAAATGCTTGGAGAAAAACTCCAGCACCACTCCCCGTATTCCCCTCAGCGGTTGTTGTAGAGAACGCAGAAAAACGAGACGTAAAATACAAACCAGGTTCGTTAAAATCAATGAATTGGAAACCCGTCGTCGCTGCCAAGGCAATCACAAACAATGGGCGAGTTGTTCCGAGGGTGACACTCGTGGCAGGCGAATCAAACACCTGAATAAATGCAGCAGCAGCTGACGTGTTCAACGCCAGAATCTTCGCAATGTGGCAGATACCGTTTGAGATATTCTGCCCCGTATCATTCAAATTCCGAGCATGCGTACTAGAAATAGCTTGGGACATACGACTCCCCCCTCACACTAATCTACTGAGATTTGCCCGCAGAGTCAATAGATCCACCCCCAACTTGTTGCTCAATCCACTGATATGTTGGCACAAGTCCATCATACAACTTCGTACTCGGTTCCCAACCAAGAAGTTTCTGAATTAACGTATTATCACTATTCCGCCCACGCACACCCTGCGGGCGAGCAAGATCATACTGCTTATATATCCGCTTGCCAGCAATTTTACATATCATATCAATTAACTTATTCACCGAAACTACCTCAGTAGACCCAAGATTTAATGGTTGGTGTATATCAGACTGCATAATGCGATAAATCCCCTCTACACAGTCATCAACATAACAATACGATCGCGCCTGTGCGCCATCTCCCCACACCTCAATGGTCCCCCCATCGGGGGCCATAGCGATCTTGCGGCACAGAGCCGCTGGGGCCTTCTCACGGCCTCCCTGGTAGGTTCCGAGCGTGCCATAAATGTTGTGAAAACGAGCAATACGAGTTGACAGCTTCTTATCTTCCCAATAATACTTACACAGTTCCTCTGCAAACAATTTCTCCCACCCATATGCTGGCTCAGGATTCGCCGGATATGCTTCCCATTCAGCCAACGGTTTTGCTCCAACCCACCCCTGCCGTTCAACTGGGTACACGCATGCGCTAGACGAATAAAAGAACCGTCGTACCCCGACATCAGCCGATGCCTCTAGCATATTCGAATCAATCAACACGTTATTGCGAGCAACATCCGCATGCACTGACGTAATATACCCGATCCCGCCCATGTCAGCTGCAAGATGGTACACTTCGTCAATATCTCGTACAGCCTCATCGCAAGCCGACACCTGACGCAAATCCAATGTCAAGAACTCATGAGCAGCTGATAGCTCATACTCAGGCAACTTCACATCAACACCACGCACATGATATCCACCACGAACAAGATATTTCACAAGGTGATGCCCTAGGAATCCGCCCGCACCTGTCACTAACGCATTTATTTTGCTCATCGCACAACCCCCCCAAGACGAAGCACAGGCGCTGTTACTTCAAGCTTCGCCTCACCGTACATCAGATTGTCAAACTCCGGCCACGCCGTCGCAATAATAAACACGTCTGCCTTATCTAATACGTCAGAGAGCCCCAGCGGAGTCTCGCACGACACCCCTGACACAATGGAACCGCCCATCGGATCATACCCAAGCACGGGCCATCCGCGACCAATACATGCATCGACGATTGCCATGCCCTGAGACAGTGTCGTGTCGGCAGCCCCTGGGTTATACACAAGACCAAGAACTCCAATTACAGGCTTTTTCCGCGCACTACTGAGTTTTATATGCGTCTCAATCCAACCCAGCGTCGAAGTAATCACTCGCTGTCTAGACAGTCCATGCCCCAGCTTTGCACTCACAGCCATCGGCGATGACCCCAGCGAGCACCACACATCAAGGTCACGAGGCAAGCAAGGTCCCGCTGGACTCCAACCAGGTTTCAAATATGCAGACCCAATACGCGCATCCCCACCTACAGCTTCAAGAACCTTCTCAGACGACGCTCCAACGGCACGACACATCTCAGCAATCTCGTTTGCCCAAGCAATACGTGATGACAACGACACATTGATTGCCAATTTTGCCACCGCAATACTCAGAGGATCACCCACAACTTCACGAACATTCACCTGATGAACACCCGACCAACCCCACAACTCTCTCAGAACCTCCAACCCCGCTGACGTATTCATCCCAAAAAGACCCACCGTCGGATACGCCAAATCCTCAATCACATGCCCAAGCCGAATTAACGGCGGGTTATACAGCACTTCAGGCCCAGTACACACTTTCGTCACCGTACGAGGATCGAGCGTAGACCCAACAATGACCCACCCGGACCACCCAGATATGTTGATCTGATCCAGAACCGATTTGACATACTCCGCTGAAAGCCCAGAACCACGTTTTGGAGTTGGAACAATGACGTATGCGTACGCTCGATCAGAAACAAGTCCTTTTGATATCCCTGGATGATACAACGCCTCATCAAGCGTTCTTACGTATTTGATTGACCCGAGCCATTCAGCAACACCAGGTTCCCAAGGAAGCGGATTTTCCCCTTGAGATAGCCGTGACAACAACTCTGAATCCACATCATACCCGATCACTTGATGCCCAAGACGAGCAAAATAGCAGGCAGTAGGAAGTCCGACACGCCCTAATCCGATCACAGCAACATTCACGGTTCGCTGTCCGGCCATATTTCTCTCCCATTCCAATATGTAAAATTGTCAACATCGTTAATTGGAACTGACGCCGTCGTTCTCCATCCGGTCAACAACTCTGATAACTCATCCATTGACCACGGATTCAATGCTCGAGGGGACCCACCCGCTTGCATCTCTGCCTTCCGACGTTCCACGTACGCCAATCCATCGGGCCAACTCCAACGTCCCTCCAACCGAATTGGCTTTGACGATCCAAAAGGCAGCGCAGGATCAATCATATGCGGATCGAGATAGCACACCGATACCTCAGGAGCCCACCATAATTCAACATGTGCCGCTAACAAACGATATTGTAAGTCAATATCCAGCGGACCCCGCCCCCGTTCCAACCGTTCATCTAACCCGTTGAGCTCCCACATCACATCACGACACACCGAATCATTCTTAATATGGAGCCACCCATCTCCAAGACCAGACCCACCCGTTCGCCTCAACTCTGTCATGCGAAGATCCTGATGGCGTACTGGCAATCCCATCAAATGCGGCAGCCACGCAGATTGAAATCTCCCAGCCTTCATTGGGTACATCTCATCCAAAATCTCCCCGCGTGCCACCGGGCTCTCTTCCGTACATTCGAATCCTGCTTCCCACTTTCGCACCACCGCCTCAAAATCATACGGCTGCTTGAGAACAAGTTCAGGAATCGGGACAAACCGGTAGCTCCCCGCCACGTACCGCCGCTGCCCGTCCAACGCCTTCAGGTGCCCCTCAATCCATCCTGGCGGGGTATACATCCAATCAGCCAAGAAGATCACCACACGCCCTCGAGCCAACGCAATTGCAGTATTCCAAGCTGACGCGAAAGACACCCATTTCCCATTCCGCCGATGTTCAGGAACATGAAGCAACGGCACATCATAACCCCACGCCATCTCCTGTACTTCTTTATGTCTCTTCTCGTACCGACGGTCAACCAAAATAACTTCAAAATCTTTGAACGTCTGATCTCTCATCCCAGCCAAAAGAACATCAATTCCGCCCGGCCTGAACACAGTAGACAATACGGACACTTCAGGCGTCATACAGACACCAAATACGACCAAGATCGTCCCCTACGAACGTCACGAATAGCAGAATCAGACACTCCAAAACGACGACCTAACACTGGTGCAGACTCATTACTCATTCTTATTTCCAAAACACGCGCTTCTGTCAATTTAGTCCAACCCAACCGCTCACCTCTTCGCCACGAATGGTCAATTAACCCCAAAGCATTTGCATGTTTCATATTTTCGGAGCGAGTAACATACTCCAAGTTAGAAACAAAATTGTTAGTTTTAACCCCATCTAAATGGTTAACCTCATACCCATCCGGCCTTGGTCCAATAAACGCTTCTGCAACAACTCGATGAACAAGCATCAAATTTGTCACTCCTGGACGTCTAAGGCGAATACATAAGTACCCACCTGGGTGTTTCCACACTCTCATCATATGTACACGCCCTTTAATTCTGAACACATCCCCCAAATTAGATACCAAATATTGCTGCTCGTAACCAACAACAGGACGCCAATCAAGTTCAAGCATGCCTAACCCCGGTCACATGCATTTCCCATTTATTATACCAACCGCCATGCACAATATTAGAAAAACCAGCAAATTCTAACTCAGTTTTAAACGAATCAAAATTATACAACCATTTATGATATCCAAATCCATTTTCATTATTAGGCCCATGAAACAAACATGAAAGCCACCCTTCAAACAATCCATCCTCTCGTAACCGTTCAAGAATAAAATCACCATCCCCTATCATCACAATAATTTGCCCACCAGTATCAAGAATACGATAACATTCACGAAGAATTTTTCGAGCTGCATCCCGTGATAAATGCTGTAAAGAATGAATTGCCTTTACACACTGTGCATGCCCATCATGAAACGGAAGATCTTCCTGTTCCAAATCGCACACAATATCCACATTTGGCCCAGCAGATATATCAACATTCGGATGATAGACATCCTCTGCCGGACCCCCACCAATCTCCACCCACCGAGAGATCCCACACTGCTCGCACAGAGGTCCATACCCCCCTGATGGCGGAGGAGGCCCATGGGACTGCCACCGCGTAATATCCACCATCAGACCACCTCGACAGGTTTCTGAAGCAACCGCTTCCTGGCGTACCACACGGCCTGCTTTGCAAACTCCTCCAGATTTCCGCCAAACTCATCAGCCGTTCTCACTAACACACGATCCCAAGCAAGCCGTAACAACACATCCACCAAATCCGGCCATTGAAGCCGAAGTAATAAATTCATCTCTTCGTAAAATCTGGAACTCTTCTGTGAAGCAATATTCAAATATGTAAATTCCTCAGTTGGCCAGATAATATTCCCATACCGAAGATCAACCTCACCCCACTGGCCTCCGTCCAACCCGCGTTTCACAATCGCGATCGTTCGCCTATATTCCTCAGCCAATAATGTCGCGGGTCGTCGAGATGCCACCTGCAAAAGCCACTCATAAAACTCCCGGTATGACACACCTTGAACATCATGCAAATACATCGCAACTTCCCGGAGTAACCCAAACCCATGAAATGTCTGAACTGCCCACGAGAACATATACGCCTGCACCCAATCCGCTTCCGGCATCGTTGCGGTCTCAATACATAGGAGACAGGTTTCTTGAATTCCATCCTGATTCGGAGTCGAGTGCTGTTGCAACAGCGGAGACTGAATCACACGCATTCCATGCTTCTTCTGATACTCGAGATCGCCCATCTCTGCATTCGGAAGAACTGCCAACAAATAAATATTCAGTCCCTCATGTTGCCCAGCCTTTAATAGCTGCTCAATCCCCCTGGTAAACGAGTCGTATGTCTCCCCTGGCAAACCAAGAATTAACTCCGTGTATGTAGGAATTCCCTCCTGACGATATGTCCCCAACAATGATTTGAAGTTCTCGATCTTAATATTACTCCGCTTGATCTCCTGTAACGTATGTGCGTCAAGGCTCTGAAAACTCAATGTGGTCCCCTTACTCATTCCTGCCTGGTGGACCACACTAGAGATATCAAGAACTTTCTGATTACTGTTCTTTGCGTATGCCGCCCGAAATTGCCGTGGATAGCCATATTTTTCTTTCGCAGCAACCATTTCCTTTGTCAATTCAAGATCACGTGGAAGCAATCCAAAATTCGCATCACAATTATAAAGTAGTTCAATTTCGTGCTGACCCATCCACTCAAATTCACGAACAAGACGTTCATCATCAAACGCTCGTATCTTCGTAAGGACCGCAGAACCCCAATCACAATTGTGGCTTTCCAACCCGAAAACACTATAAATTGGAGTATCTTCTACTTCTAAATTAAAAACATACCCAGAAAAATCGGCATCACTTACGGACGTCACATACGCCCACAAGTTTATTGGTAACTTTTCCGGAAACCGCCCAGCAAATTCTATCCGATAGGATTCATGCACATTAACATCTCGCCCGCAAATTCTAGGAACAAGCAATTTACGTTTAGAAACACCAGCACAAATACCAAGCAGACTCAGCAAAACCTGAAGTTGAGTAGCAAGAGTCAACGACACAGTCGAAGCAATACAGCGACCTTGAGAATTCTTCTTATCAATACTGAAACACCCATCTCCATCGAAATAGCCGCGAATAAACGCATGTATCAATTCCGACGAAACACTAAACCACGCGTACGGAATCTTTTTCCTTAACGATCCAGAACCGAACAACTTAGAAAACAAACGAGCATACACCGAACTACAAACATAAATTTGCATGCCTGTATCAGTTTCAGATACGATCGGTTCGACACCTAAGCACAACCTAACCAGTTGGCATGTTTCAGTAATTAAATCAGTCTCGTGTTTCCCAAACGTCCATCCTACAACACCAGAATTTGGCCGAGTTTTTGAAAAAGAAACATGTCCTTCCGCAACATACAACCCGCACAAACGCATAAACAAGTTATTCATAATTACATAACGTGGCACTTTCACTTTGCCACGCTTGAATTTAACAAACATACCATCTACACACAACGCATCTAAATAGTTACATAGATCTAAAATCTCCACGCCCGCTCTCTGTGTATCCGGCACAGATACACGAATACGATCTCCTACAGTAATTTCACCAGCAGAAATCCATCCGCGCTGCGTCAACCATTCATGATTAGGCGTACACTGTATCAAAGGACGCCCTACAACTTTCACTCGTTTAATCACCCCGGAGTACCGCCGCTCATACCTATGCAGAATCTGCTTCAATCCAGTATGCGTCCAAACTTGTTCGCCTACTTTATCCAAAACAACTTCAGAAATAGGCACAGACCCAGCGTCTGTCATAATAACTGCATCACCTGTCAAACAAAAACTGCAAGAATAGACACATCCCCTATGCGTCTCTTGACTAGCATTATGATTATAGTCCGCTTCAAGCATCATGTCGAACACACCGGTCACATACGGAGATGGCAAAATAGAAAGATCAGCAATTCGTGAACCAGATCGGTGAACCAAGGTTTCTGCCTTCAACCCACTACAACGAACCAGTAAAATCTCAGAAAACGCGATTTCTCCCTCATGATGAACAACAACGTCCACATAATCCGGGATATCACGACGTAATGCCACTGACTTTGGAACATGCGGACCACCAAACACGATCAAACAGTCCGGATACGATTCACGAACTTTCTGTGCAAGAACCTTGTTAAACTCCCAGTTCCAAATATAACATGAAAACCCGACAACATCCGGATTTTCCATTCGTTCCACAATCGCATCAGAACGCTCTCGAAGATAAATCAACTCTTTGAAACAGTATTCTTTGTTTACCCAATCAAGTGACTGACAGTATGCTTGAATCAATCCGACGGAATACGGAAGAAACACGTTATCCCCGAACCGATTATTCACTTGAACCAAATACACGTTACGCATACCACGCCCACTCTGGTTTTTGCCCCACAAGATGCCCTGCATTGCCGCTCACAATCCTGGACGCATCATGCTCACACGCCAAAAACCTCGGGAGCGACGCTTCAGGTGTACTTCTCCACACTGAATGCGGGAAGTAATGCCGAGGATTCACAATCTCAACAGTTGCCACCGGATCAAGAAGCATCCATGCAGCTCCAGAACGACTCAGACGAAGACCCATATCCGAATCATCATAACAATGACCGATCCACGACTCGTCAAACCCGTTCACTTCACGTCCCCGCTCAGCCCCCATCCCTTCATTTTTCGCATGAAACGCAGTCGGAGGAACATCTCCACTCACAAGTCCATTCAATTTTGGATCAGCACGGAAAAAATACGGATCTTCATCCAAAGTCAGAACTTGCTCAGGATACTTAATCGGCGGATCAAAGATCGTGTACATCCATTTATCGTAAACCCCGTCCTGTATCGCGTCAGCAAACTCTTGTCCAGCCTGTGCTGAATATTGGTAGGTTGCTCCCTGCACTGGTTTCACCACACAGTCCACTGTGGCTGCTCCGTATACCCAATGTGCCCGAATTGGTGCATACGCTGGAAGATCATATGCCAGAGTCGGAGGATACCGGTATCGGTGCGCTCCCATCCCGGCCTTCTTCTTCTCGGTGTACTCCCAGACCCCCCAGTGTTCCCGTAAGCATGCTTCTGGGAAAAACGAGTAATCCACCCCCCACACAATCAGTTCCCCGGATGCCTTCGCAATCGCCGTATTCCTAGCGGCCGGAACTGAATCCAATGGGAATATCCGATCCTTCGGGGGTGTATGAACCACCCGAATACTCGCATCAAAAAAGGCATCCGCCACTTGTTCGGCCCGGCGATGGTACAATGCATCAACGAGTACCACCTCGAAATCATCAAAGATCTGACGAGTCAACCCAGCTAAAAGAACATCAAGACCGCCTGGCCGCACAGTCACAATACACAAACTTAACCTGGGTGCCCCCATTACCGAACATCTGCCAATTGCATATGAACCAAACGAGATGTTAACACCAGCTCTGGTTCCTCATGAACCCCCTCAACAACACATGCACACACGTCTGAAAATACCTGCCGCACTGTCCCTGTCCATGACGACACACCCCTCGGACCCCAGCCTGACTTCACAAACACAACATCTCCAACATTAATCACTCGGAGATCCTGACTTGCATGTGGCATACGTCACCCCTTTCAGTTTTTACCAGTGTACAACTCACGAAGCACCGCCTCCTCGGACTTTACCCACGTGCACATGTCCTTCACTCCAGCCTGGATCGTCACCGTTGGATGCCACTGCATCCCCACCATTCGCTCAATATTCGATACATACACTTTATTGTCCTGTGGCCTCCAATCTCCGTACACGATCACTGGTTTCATTCTCAACTCATCGGCAATCAACGCAAGTGCTTCGACCAATGACGTAGCGTTCCGCACTCCACCACCGAGATTGAATAATTCGCCCTTGTACACATCAGCCACCTCGAACAACCGATCAAACGCAGTACACACATCCAGCACATGCAACATATCTCGCACCTGGAACCCGTCGCCCTTGATCTCAATAGGCAACCCCAGGAGCGTTGCAATACAGAACCACCCGAGCCATCCCTGTGCGGATCGTCCAAATTGCCGTGGACCATACATCCCGGATGGCACGACAATCACAATTGGCATGTCATACATCGCCGCATAACAACGGCTGTAATATAATCCAGCTATCTTCGACGCCCCGTACGGCTCCTTCGCATCCGTATAAAATGGAAACTGCTCCGATGGACCGTGCCGATTCCCGACCCACCGATATCGAGATCCATTCAACTCGACAGGCCACCCGGTCACGTCGTATACCTTGTTCGATGCTAAATACAACACCTTTGCCTTCGGAGCAGCGTGTCGAAGTTCGTCCAGAAGCGTAAATGTACCAATAACATTCGATGAAAAATCAACTTCAGGAGCTTCCATTGATACATTGACACTTGACTGTGCTGCGGCATGTACAACACGATCAATCCCATCAAATTGCTTCAATGCACTTTGCACCACTTCTGGTAACGCAACATTTCCGTGAACAATTCGCAAAAACGGAGACGTCGCATATTTCCTAAGCCACTCTTCGTTATACTTACACGATCTCCCACGAGTATACCCATCAAGCACAACAACCTGATATCCATGTTCCAGGCAATGTTTTGCATAGTTACTCCCGACCAACCCTAGACCGCCCGTAATTAACACTCGCATGGATAATCTCCTGTTTAATTCAAACACGTACGCTGTGAATCCAGATCTCCCATCTGAAGTAACGCTCCCTGTAGCAAATACATTTCCCCGTCCGGCACGAACGGACAACACACCACCTCCACGTTCCCCATCTTTCCGACACTCTTATGGTCAAGCTGACAAATCGGACACCAGACACAAACCTTATTCATGTTGGAAGCCTGCGCTGAATCATCTCCTCCCACTGACGAGCCACCACATCCCACTGATACTGCTGGGCAAACGCACGAACCTGTTCACGAGCATTATCAATCGACTCCGGATGCTGAAACGCCTGAAGAACAGTCTCAATATAACTATCCGTCCATTTACGTGTTTCTCCGCGAGGAACAACCAAAGCCCCACTCTCTCCATAAATCTCTCCGAGCGCATCCGCATCAGTAATCACTGGAACCACACCAGCGGCACACGCTTCCAATACAGCAACTCCAAACCCCTCAGTAAAACGAACTGGATCACATGGATACAGCATCACATCAGCCTGCAACAACTCCTCTGCCAGTACGTGAGGAGCAACTGCCCCGTGAACAAACACACCATGTCCCTTCAACTCGTTCAATCGTCGTACAATAAACTTAGCCCGTTGCCCGATCTCGGAATTCAACAAGATCGCACTATCGAGCCATTTTTGAATTTCATAAAATATATGAAGTTCCGCGTCCGGATACGCCAAATGGATCTCGGCCCACATTGCTAACACCCAGTGCAATCCTCGATCCGGAGATGACAAATAAACACATCGTCTCTTCTTACGAGGTCTCACCGCTAAAAACCGATCCACATCAACTCCATTCGGGAGAATCTCCACTCGCTCCATACTTGTCGGATGCCCATCTTCTTTCCACAAGTGATCCCGATGGGCCTGTGAAACTGAAACATAGACATCGACAAAGTTCTCAAACCCGTGCGTTGACAACATCCAATCATTAATCTGAATACTCAACACCCGCAACGTCTTCGACCCAAGATCTCGAAGAAAATCTGCGGTCAACCACGAAATCACGACATCAGCCCCATCAGTTCTTCGCAATCGAGGCCACGCTCTCCGCACATCCAACACTTCCACCCCGTCAAAGAATCCTGGTTGATCTGTCGGCATATAGCACACCACACGGTAACCACTCTTGGCCTGAGCCTTAGCCAGATACAACATGGTCTGTTCCGACCCGGTCACCCCTCGACCACCAGATACAAGATCTGAGTAGCTCAATGGGCCGTGGGCCGTTTCGAGCAAACAATGCACCAATGTTTTCATGCTAATCTCCCAATAAATAGCCGTTCCCAGTACGCAGCACAATCATCCCAGGATGTATTCCGACGCGTCCACTCCATCATGGTCTGACGCCCAGCCTGCGTCTGAGCCGCTTCACACACCGCTTCAACAAAATGTGCATCATCCACCTTCCACCCGAACACTACGGATTGACCAAGAGCCCCCATCGGGAACACCACAGGCCATGCCCCGCACGCTTGCGCCAGATAACTCGAGATACAATTTTCTTCTTTCCACGTACTCGGGTAACACCAAACCCCTGATTTCAAAAGTTCCTTATACAGTTCTGGCTGCCCAATCCGCCCACGCCACGTCACTCCTGGCAACGTCTGGACCAACGACATCACGCGCTCCTTGAATGCCGCCCCTTCTGGTGTCGCGGTCACCCCCATTTTATCCGCTGAATCCCACCCGTAATAACAGTGGAGCTCCGCCTGAGGAAGTTGCTTCACAATCGTCGGCCAATACCGCTCGAGCAATACATTCAATCCACGAAACGGTGTACTCACATACACCATGCGCATAGGATTTCTCTGTTTCTCAACCTCATCCTCATCTTCACACGGATTAATATCATGCGGATCAATCCCATTTCGCCCTGAATATATTTTAGAAATCCCAGAATATAAACTAGCGTGATAATCTGAAATACACCAAATCGCATCGACCCACTGGGATGCCATCTCCACCCGTTGACGATCAATCGAATCATGCAACCACAGCCCCCGCCACCCAGCTTCCAATGGGCGAACCTGATTCACAAAGATCTCTGGATGCCTCCAGCCGAGGAGAATCTCAGTCGGGACATACTCAGATACGGGTTTGTAGGAGATCTCGCCGTACAAGTCAACGTCGGCCCCCACAAAGCCACTCCCATACACCGTCACCGCATGCCCCCGGCGGGCAAACGCCCGACTCAACCGGATCACCGCCTCTTCGCTCCCCCCAATCCCTTTCCCAAGGGATTCAGGACCCCACACTTCTGGTGACAGAGGGCACACAATGGCAATTGTTCGACTTCGCACCGAACTCATGGGAAGTGGAACCATCAAGGCAAGGTCACCAGCATCAGCCGGAGCTCCGCCCAACACAGCTGGCATTCGCACCGTTCCCATGACTTGACGGAACGTGTCAACTGAATACGCACGTAACCGTGCCGTCTCGAACCTTGGAGGAGCCAAACCCTTGGACGACGGCCCATTTGGCACCAACGCAAAAACATATCCACCCGGATTCACCACTTGATATGCCCGTTTTACAACTTCGTCCGGGTACTTCACCCGTTCCAAACAACTCCACAGCACCACCGCGTCATAGTGACCGACAATCTGATCAACTCGTTCAATCCGCACCGCCTTCAACCCGTATTCTTTGTAAAGAACACTTGTTTCAAGAGGCCCTCCAATCTGAAGCAGCGACTGAATCTCAGGAGCTTGCGATATATGATCAAAGATATACTTCACCGATGGATCATCCCACGTGTCTTCAAATTGACGAAGCTGCGCCTTAGGGATCTCCCCACGAGACGCAGCACCACACACGGCTCCAGCAATACGTATCCATTTTTTGATTTCCGCACAATCACGAAGAACTGGACTGGATCGAGCAATAATTAATCCTGCCGTTTCCGCATCATCATGCCGAAGGAAAAACTCCGCAGCATCTGAAATGGCCTGCTGCCCGCGACGAAGATTCAATGCAACGGACAACGTATCCACATTATGCCGATGCGCCGTATCTTCAGGAACACGGCACAACGCCGTCTCTGACTCGTCCAATGCCTCCTGGAGCTGCCCAACTTCCATCAATGCCCGAACATAGTCCCCCACCCAGCCCACGGACTCATGGAGCGGGTTAATCGCAAACGGCGTCTCTGGAATCTCAGCCCGTTTGGCCATGGCTCCGTAATAGATACATGAATTCCAATCAGACTTCTTCGCATGCGTTTCAAGCAATCCTGCATACGCATCCCGCCATGTCGGACGAAGCGCCACAGCCTGTAAATCGTATCCAACAGATCGATCCAAATCCCCCTTGAACCGATACAGATCCCCCAAAAAATGTAACGCAAGATATTTTTCATCTGACACTGTAGCTTTTGGCAGGTACTTCTCAAACGCAGACACCGCCGCATCAAACTCCTGATGATGCGCATGCTCTAATCCAAGATAAAATAAGATCCTCTCATCATATTTTTCATACGGAACCTTCAACAAAATATCCAAATTTCGACGACTTGGCACCGCTCGCTTTCGCACATGACGACGATGCACCACTTTCATATGCGTATATTTTCCCAGCCGATGGCCTGCCGATGGAATTGCTTCATGCACGGGATACATCCACCGCCAATTCGGATCATTACGAACCAACCGCTCACGATGTTGCGTCGTAACACACCGAAGCCCCAACTGCTGAATCAACTCCTGCGGGATCAATTGCCCTGCACGAATTAACGGATCAATCTGCTCAGTCAACAGCTTCTCGCCAACCCCATCAAACGCATACAAATATTCCAGCACCGCGCCATCTAAATTCTGTTCAATACACTTCTGCAACATATCCTCAAGATATTCACGACCGACCAGCACGTCATCGTCGTCGAGCCAAAAACAATATTCAGTTGTCAATTTAGAAAATGATTCATTTCGGGCTGCTGAGAAATCATCAATCCACGGGAAGGAAGACACTTCAGCACCAAACGCTTTTGCCACTTCAATCGTATTATCAGTTGAACCAGTATCTACCACCACAACCTGATCAAATAATCTATGCACTGAACGAAGACACTGCTCCAACGTCTCAGCACAATTTTTCACAATCATAGCAAGACCTACAGAGCCTTTTCGCATATTGACTCTACCCCCGCTATGCCGTTGTACGCTCCCACCGCACTGCAACTTCCTGAAGAACAGTTTGTTTGACAAGGCAATGTCCAAGCAGATCCAACCAGAGACACTCAGAATCCCATAAACGGCGAGTCAGAAAATCATAGGCATCATCTCGAATCAGTTGCAGTTCTTGTTGCGTTTGTATGTCCGTAACCTCGTGAACCTCTAAGTCACTCAACGCCTGCCGAACCACACGAACAGCAATCAATACGGGAAAATCAAATCCTTGAAGATCATCTCCACCCCAGACCGCTCTCATCGAAGTGCTCATGAACCCACGATAACCCAACCGGTTGGACTATGCAAGCACTTTTTTCAGATCACGGACGTAAAAACTCAATTATAAGATAAGTCCCTTATTAGAACCACCACCACCAAAGAAATAATACGGATTATTATACAATTTCAAAGCAAGAGTATTCCCCGACGGAATGAACTCATTAAACTGGTACCAGTATTCAAAATCAGCAGTCGGAGCATCAATAGTAACACCCAAGGTAATCGGCAAAGCACCGGGACTCGAACTATTAATCTCCGTAGCTTTACTTGACACCAGTACGCCATTATCCCAAATTGCCATTCCAGTTGCCGAATCAGCACCAGTCCCGTCGCTCCATGACACCATGATCGCATGCCACTCATTAATTAACGTTGACCCAGCAGTCCCATCGAGGAAATCAGCACCCGGAGATGCTTCCGTGGCGGATATCCGTTGACCCAGATTCAGCGAGATGACATCATTACTAGGAAAAGCTACCTCTGGAGCCTGAATCGAAAACATTGATAGGGGGTTACCAGCAGACTCATTATTCGTCATAATCAATGTGGGGGTTTGCACCAACACCCGTTGCGCCCACGCGATTGTACGTCGGTGCCGATCCATCGCGAGAAACGACGTTTCGGACACCTGGACAGACCTCGCCCCTGTCGTCCCTCCCCCGTTCATGTTCACTCCGTACGATTGCCATGTTGTCTGCCCAGTTGCACCAGCGTTGAAAGTCGTTGCGTCCCCTGGAAGTCGCGTCACATATTCTAAAGTCGTCGTAGGATCTTCACCTTGAATTAACGGGCAACATCCAACTAACGACGCTGGTGCTACACGCCAATTAATAAGCGCCTGCGGATTTGGTTTTGGAGATAGCGTATATGCCATGTTAATCCCCTAACAAAGAAAAGGCCCGACTGAGAACCACATATTCCCAGCCGAGCCTATCGTAACACACATCGCCGATCAATACCCGTACGCGATTGCCTTCCCCTCCAACGCGGCACCCTCCAGAACAAAGGTCACCACCCCTCGACGACTCACTGGAGATGAAATCGTCACCCCCCACTGAGTCCCACCAGCCGCCGTACTCGGCGTAAACATAAAATGTTCGATGATCGCAAGCCCTGGAGTCCAAGTCTCGCCATCGCCAACTGATGTCAGATCTGCCTTCACACCACGCATGTTTCCCTCGATAAAATCCAATCGAGTTCCAGCTGTCTCAGCAACTTCTGCCATTGCATCCTCCTACTTAATACCCGTACGCCATGGCAATTCCCGCCAACGTCCCAGACTCAATGGCAAACGTGACGACAGCTTGCCTCGTTGCCGGAGCTGACACTGTCGCACCCCACTGTGTCGTTGCCCCAGCCGTCGTTGGAGTAAACACAAAACTCTCGATAATAGACAACCCAGGCGTCCACGTATCCGCATCATCAACGGACGTCAGATCCGCCTTCACGGCCCGCAGATTTCCCACAACAAAGTCACGCCGAGTCCCCGCTGTTTCTGCCGCTGCCGCCATACCAGCATCCCCCTTTCGTCGTCATCGACTGTGTGGTGGCCGGAGGATAACTCGACCCCATCCAACGTCCTGGCCCTCCGGCCACCACACGCAACACCGACTACAATTGACTGATGAAAACAGCCGACCCAGCAGACAGCCCGGTCTGAATCGCAATCGCAGCCGCATTGAAGTGCGACGTATTGCGAATACTCAGAACACCCGTGTTTGCACTCGGGCCAAGACCCGCGCCAGCCGCATCCGCCGTCACCACCCGACCCGTTGCCGGACCGTAGATGGTCACCCAGCCGAAGTTCAACGCGGCCAGAGTCGTCTCAGCGATGCCGAAGAACATATCCGTCGCGCCGCTGGACGCCTGTACCTGCATCCCCATCAATGCCGCCGTCGTCACGGACGAATCCATCTTCAGAGCTTCACCAGCCGGAATCAAGGCACTCGCCTTCACATACCGCAACACCTTGCCCGCTTCAAACCGCCACACACCAAGCTCTTCCTGTTGCGTGGTATCATTGGCAGTGATTTTTGTTTTGAACGGCCCAGTATTCAAATACGGCCCACTCACGGCAATCCTTTCGCGTACTTACAGTACGCCACTAGAGGTGGTTCCCATGGCCGGGTGGGGATTCATTTCTCGCTCTCGGTCGGCCCCTACCACACCCTCTAGCGGAGACCCAACTGAGCCAAGGACAACCCGAGAGGGCTCAGACAGAGTCGGTTCCACTACGTCGCCATGGCCAATTCCACGACGATTCAACTTTTTTACACCCATCAAAATAGATAAAATTTCTTTATCTGTAACCATCGGTACTGTAGTTTTATACCCAGCCCCCAAAGAAATTGCACGACGTCGTGCAATCAACCGAATAAGCAAATCTGCGTGAGCGCGTTTCGTTACAAGATATGGCTGGACCGAGCTAATAAATCGCTCAATTTGCTCCTTGCCCTTAACTTCTAGCCACCACGCTGGCTTACATCTTGGATTTGGCTGCTGATAATATTGCACAAAATACTTTACCCCGATCGTATCCAAAATTGAACTAGTCTCTAAGATCATCGCCTCGTCGGTATTAGACAAAATAAATCTAATCACCAAGCTTGAGTACGCAGATCCCCCTCGACGCGTACGCACACTCTGGCTTAAACGGGCTTGAAAAGAACCTTCCCCGTCAACTATCCCAGCAAGCCAGCCGAGACGACAATCCAGAGACTTCATGTCACCACCCCTATTATTTATTTTACGATAAACCGGTCATGCGACACTGCAACCTTGGAGCTTGAATGACAAGCTGACCTGCAAAAAGGATCTGACCCAGCAATGCATCCTGGTTCGTAGGCTTCTGGAATCCAGTAAACTGGAAATCTCGATCCTTATGGATGAGCAGCTTGATAAAGTCCGTATTCAGCTGCCACAAATTCCCTGACGCACAGTGGCTATCCACCACCACCGCAGCGCCATTGAAGTTGATCGCAGAGAACCCAACACGCGCAAGGTCATCAAACCCAGGCCCAGACGGGGTCCGCTGAGAGGGCTGAGACCGCTCCCAGAACCTATCCCAGAGGGCCTGCGTGGTCACGATCAGATCAGGCCGATGGGGCTGAATCGTCGCACTCCCCATCCCGGTATTCACCAACGCCAAAGACAGCGCCCCACCCGTCGTATTCAGATTCCCCTGAACAGCAGTTGCCTGAACCGATCCATCGTTCCGGCTGATCCCGCCGTAGGTCGCCACGTTCGTCCCGCTGTCAATCCCGGCGATCAGACCCTGAATCGCCTTATTGGCGTTCCCAGTACCGTCGAGATACGCATCCGTCCCGAGCAGATCAGCCAGAGTGATCCGGGCCGTCTCCATCTCGGCTTCAACCAGATCAAGAATCTTGGTCCCTGACCCGGAAGTCTTCAGAATTGTCCGCCCATCCACCGTCAGATTGACATAATACTGTGCCCAGTCGAACTGCAATACCGTCTTGGTCGGGCGACGGCTGATATCAAACGTATCCAGACCAGAGTATGACCCTGCATTCAGCTTGTCATACAAGATCGGCTGCCGAATCAGATCTCCCCCATCGAGGATCGCCCGCTCCTTGGACGCCAGTCGGACCCACATCGCATTGCTATTGAAAAACAGATCAATAAGCCCTGGCAGATATGAGTCAACAGCACTGGCTGCCACATCGGCAAGCTGTCGGCTATCAGTAGGAAGCGCCATGTCTCATCATCCTCCTCGCAGGGGCGATCATCCGACGCTATTCGTTAAACAACGACGGACCAAACTTCTTCGCAAGTGCATTCGCCGCCTGCTGTCTCAGTGTTCCAAATCCCGCCTTGTTCCCTAAAGAAATAGGAACCTTATAGACGGGGGCTCCACCAGCCTGCGCGGGAGCCGCCTCGAGCTTTTTATTTGCAACCTCCTGCTCAAAATCCTTCTTCCCCTGCTCGTACGCCGCCTTCTTTGCCGTCTCCAACTGTGACCCAAAAGACGACGCCTGAAGCAGTTGCTCTCCAAGAGCGATCGGGTCCATCTGCCCACCAATCGCTTTCGCCGCTTGCTCCATAACAAGATCCACATTGAACGACGGATCTTGGGCCTTCCGCTCCAACGCCTTCCTCAAGAGCGACAGATGATTCGTCAAGTACGTCTGGTACCACTGTTCCTTATTCGCCAACGTTGTGTTCATCGCCTGAGCAAACTGATTTAGCGTCTGATTCAAATTCTGAGCAAACTCCTGTCCCATCATCTGACGAAACTTCCCAAACTGTTCCGCCACCGGGAGCCCTTCATACTCTTCAAATGTATTCCGCGTCTGTTGGGTCGGCTGCTCCGTCGCCTGCCGAACCTGCTGCCGACCCTGTCCAGTAAGCTTCGCCCGCAACACCGCCTCAACATCATCACCCCAGAGGGGCTGTACCGTCTGCCACCACTCGTTCCACCGCTGTGCCTGTGTCTGAGCTTCGTCATACTTCTTTTGCAAATCCCCGTGCTGCTGCGTCCACTTCCCATGTTCAGACTGAAGGGACTCATACGCTTTCCCAAGATCGTCAACTGAACCGTACTCTTTCCCGCCAAACTTCAGCGGCTGACCTGACGGCGCACCTGCACCGTTCGACACCGATGTTCCCGTCGATGCCGCCGCTGTCCCTGTTCCACCAACTCCGGTAACCGATTCATCCGCCATGATATTCCTGTCTCCCTCAGAAGTTCCCGTTACGGTCCCCAGTTCCCTGGGCATAACGAGTTCTGGTTCGATATATTACATTCCTGGCATCATTCCCGGGGGCATCCCCGGAGGCATCCCGCCGCCAGCCGACGGGCCACCCATCATCGAACCACCACCGGCCCCTGGAGGCTGTGAGGCACCCGGTCCGCCGGGTGGTCCCTCGAGCAGCACACGCAGAGCCTCGCTCGCAATCATTCCAACGCGAGGGTCCGATTTTGATACTTCCCGAAGCAATTGCACAATCTGTGACATTTTCTCCTGAGTCGTATCTGGCGGTGGTGACTTCTGTCCAAGCATCATCGCCAGCATTGACATCGGCGACGCACTGTCTGGCGTCACCCCCTGAGAAGCCGTCAATCCTGGAACAGGAGGAGCAAATCCCACAGGAGTTTGCGGCATGTTACATTCCTCGTCCAGACTTGAGACCACGCTTACCAATCGAGAACGTCTTCGTTCCAAGAGACTTGTCCGCCTTATACAAAGACTTCGGACTCCCGACAAACCCACCACCAGCCCCACCTGGTGACGCAGATCCCTTGATCACAGACGACTTCCCGCCACCCTTGCTGCCCATCACCGCCTTGACCCCCTCACCCATATATTCCCCCTATTCAGCTAGACACGCCGTTGATAGACCCGTGCTGTCTTCCGATCTCGAGTCGGAGAGAATACACGAGCCGCGCGCTTCGGCCCCAATGACCGAGCATCTCCACAATCCCGATGACCTTCCATGTCCGTATAGTCACCAGACGAATCACGAATCCCTTGTGCCTTCTCGGTCGATTCGCGCGCTGGCCCCATTGAAGACATCGCCTTCATGACATTTTCCTTGAACCAGTAGGCAACTTTGGCGTCATCTTCTTTTTATTCGCCGTAGCGTAAAAATTACTTTTGCCCTTCTTCGACCCGTACCGAGCCACCATTGATCGCATGACTTTATCTCCTCGCCCCTTGAAGTACGCATTAACTGGAATTGTTTTTCTCCATTAGACACAGTTACATCGCCCCTGGAACACTCGGCGGACGCAACTGCCGCACCATCTGATCCGGACTTGGCATCCCCGTCTGCCCTGGCATCCCCACAGGAACACCCTGTTGAGACAATTCATCATTGGAACGATGCGGTTTTGACACAAACTTGCCACTCTTTTCAAGAGCTTCCCTCAATCCCATCCCAGCAAAAAGAAGAACCGCAGCCGGATTCAACTGCTTCGTCTGCGGGTCCATCAGCAGAAGAGACACACGCTGAAATAAATCTAAATCAGATCCACCGTCTGGACCACCTTGCATCAGTCCAGGAACTTGACTACCTGGAGGACCACCAGCTCCGGGCGCTCCACCCATCGGAGGACCTTGCATCACTGGGGGCGTCGCCCCCCTATTCAAAAATCCAGGAACACTTGAAAATGGCGACGGAGCAAGCGGCATATTATCCTCCAACTAATCAATCACACACTTACAACTCGTGGTCAATAGTTGCACCATAAGACCACCTATTTATTTTTAACGCCGCCCACTTTTTCCTTTCGGCGGAGGCGGTTGAGGCAACTTTGCTAGTTCTTCCAACCCCTCCTGAATCAGCTCATCCGGGTCTCCAAGATCTGCTTCGCCAAGAATTCGACGCACGCTTGGAGCCACCCCAGTCGCTGCTCGCAACTGAAGAGCTGCCATCACACGCTGAATGCGTGTACTCGCAAGAGAACTTCCAGGCGTCACCAAAAACTTAAAATCACGATACATCCGAGACCGCTCCTCCGCTGGACGCGCATTCCCCTCGTCATCCTGAAGCAACTTTTGCCGTTCAAACGTATACGAAACCCACTCGTGACTTGGGCCTTGCTGAAAGAGAATACGATCTGATGTATAATATTGAAAAATACGAGAAATAATCTTCTGCCCGACACGCCCCAACAACGATTCAAACCGACGAGCAACAGAACGAATCAGCACCTGACGAGAACTCTGCAATCCCTCTAACCCGGCTCCAGGTCCTGATTCTCCACGAGACCCAGACGGGTCCATATTCCCGGTCAACAAATCGCACAACTGCATGAGAGATTGAATCGCCGTTGGAGTCCCAGGATCAGCAGGAATCGGAGCTTGATATTCAAACTGACGATTAGGCTTTTTCCGTACAATCAGTCCAGCATCATTGTCAAGTTTATCCCACTGATCTGGATCGAGTGCATCTGCATCGGCGATCACACGGAAGTTACTTCCAAGCAACAGATTTTTAATCCACGAATCTCCCATCCGATTGATTGCTTCTTGAAGCCTCTTCAGATCTTGAACCTCACCAATTCCCCATGGATGATCAAAATCAACATCCCACTCAAACATATCAATAGGCCATTCGCCATCCCAGTTTTTATTTGCTTCATCCACAAGAATCAAATTACCAGCTCGTGTGACATGTCGCCCACCAGGAAACAGAAGATCACCCTCCGTGTTTATTTGTGGATCATTAATCCAGTAATCCCGCAATTCTGCCCGTGGAATCGGCCCTGATTTTCTCGACGCTCCAGGGTGATACGGACGAGGCAACATTGCAAGTGCCGCCGAGATCAACGACGTTTTATTCTTCTCAACATAGGAACTCAATCGCTCGTCCGGTTGTACCAACGCACCACGCCCCGGAAATCGTTTTCTGATTTCAGCCAACGATGTCGGTGTATCAATTCGAAGATATTGTGCATGTCGTAAATCCGCCCCAGAGGATACACCCGGGTCAATTTGAACACGACGAGGGTCAATAAACGAAAGAACAATATCATCCTGAATCGGATCGTACATTGTCGAAATAAACCCAGGACCGATCGTCATCGCAAATAAACACATTCGATAGAACACATCGTCCGTTTCATTCCGATCAAAAATAGCACGTGTTGCGTTGTACAGCACCGATGCCGCTTTTGTCAATTCTAGCTTCTGTGCGCTGATACGAATTTGCGGCTTCATCTCAGTCACCGCACTGATTTTTCGTTTCACTTGATTCTTGATAATATTAACCAAGAAGTATGGAGCCCGTTTAATCTTCCACTGATCCCCCTGCACCTGCCGAATATTCTCCTCCCATGGGCGAGCGATCTCCCGCTTCGCAGACTCGGATTCGCTATCCAACGCATCCAGAAACCGAATCAGCGTCAGCTCTTCGCCCTTCGGAGGAAGACTTGCCATTAGACCCCTTTCGCAGCACCAAGCCCAGTCGGGCAATCAGACGTATGTCCAAACGCCGCCAGCTTGTTAAAGTGGCACGGAGCACAACAATACTTTGCCTGTGCGAATCGTGATCTAAACATCCCGCCACATGTCCCGCACGGACGTTCCTCATTCGGTTTCTTCCCCGCTTCCCATGCCGCCAGCAAAAACGGAGAAAAGAGCTCCGACCGATCGGACACAATCATGACATATCCAAGAAACATTTGCCATAATGGCACTTGCATAGCCTCTTTCGCTTCACGAATCAGCATCTGCGTGTCTTCTGGAAGATACGGAATAAGAATTTCAGCCGCCTTCTCAGGGTCATCCTCCATCACAAAAACAGAACCAGGCTCGTTAGGCAGAAAATCCATTTCCACATTCGGAGGAACATTCAATTCCAACGTAGGTGGTCCCTGTTCCACAGTTGCACCAGATCCAAATCGACGACCAATCTTCGGCACTGCCATACATTCCCCTTTCATTCCCAAGGTTCATCTTCTCGCCCACCAACCATCCTACGGAATGTTCTATCACATTCCCAAGGTTCAGGCTCCCGCTTCTCTGCCCCACCAGATACGGTATCGCGTGACACTAACTTCTGAAGCCCATAATATTTCTCAAAACATTCATCATCTGATGTCAAAAGAGCAATCATCCACGCAATCGCTCGATCATCATGATGTCCAGCAACAGCCCCCCATTCGTTCGGACCCTTCTGCACGAACATTTCCAATTCACGCAGGAGTGATTCACTGGCGATGTGGACCCGGCCATTCACCATCTCATGAGATGCAAACCCAACGAGCCACGGCTTCGATTTAGAATTCGTCTCCCAGCCCGTTTTTCGAGAATAGCGAGGCACCACCTCATCCCTATACCTCCAGACGTAATTATTTGAATAGCCCATCTTACTTAGTTGTTGATTTGTCCCACCGCCAATCCCATTTGTTTCAACTGCAATCTGTGCAGTGTTATAATATTTCCCTAACCAGTACAACACGTTTGCGAGTTCAAACGGATCAACAGCCCGTGATGTCCACTCAGCCACCTGCTTATTCGATCCCCGCTGCAACACGCACGCGACCGACGAATCCAAATCCTCTTCCATCGAATCATCTCGACCTTGGCCCATCGCCACATCTATGCCAATGTCATATGCCTTCCCCTGTTCTGGCTCATCCCAGATCCACAGTTTACCTTGTGGCGCATCAAGAATCCGTGGACCCGAATGCACCTCAGCCATTCGCATCGGGGGACGCACTCCATGCCGAAGCTCCCGCAACGATTTCGCAGGAAATACCTGTGCCCCAGGGGTCACCCACGCATCTTCAACCGTATTATGCGTAAGAATTCCATTGGTATCATGAAGATGGTCAGGAGCAACACGAAAATCGTACACATCCACACACCCGGCCGATGTAACAGACTTTACTCGATCGCTTAACACATGACGTAAACGAACCTTTCCAGAAGGATATGCACGACGCCCATTTTGTTTACGTGCCGAAACAAATCCGATCTTCTCGTGAAATAAAGTTGCTTCAGACGCCGATAAATAAAGCATCGTTTTATACCCAAGAGACCCATCAATATACGGACGGCTCTGTCTTTCTCGTCGCAACCGCCCCTTAATTCCAAACGCAAGCAATAATAATTGAATATCACGACAGAACTGCTCCCCCTTTGAACAAAAAACAACTTTCGCCTGACGATTTCCAGCGTAACCGTCACTTTCAAACAAAGCGGATAAAAATCTGCGAACACAGGGCTGCGGACTCCGAAAGATAGCCTCCGGAACACGAACCACTCGATGCCACAAACCCTTCCCAGAATACTGTTCGGCGATTTCAAATTGAGATAACAGGTGTATCCAATCGCGTGTAAACGATCGTACGCCAATAGCCCCCTGCAACCGATGTCGTCGTGTAATTGATGGTCGAGTACCCCGCGACGTTAAATAACCAGATGCAACAATACCAACCACACGTTCTATATCTTCAACCACATCCATATCTCGACTATCAGAAGCAATCTCGACACAGTGCCCATCAAAACTTCCATCTCCCAGATAATACCCAAGAAATGCAGATAATTCTTCTGTTACCAACACGCTACTCTGTACACCAGGAGAAGAAATCCAACGATGAACAAACATAGATTCAGACAAGCGAGGGGGTTCTAACGTAAGAACCATATCTTCCAACAGATCTTTTGCTTCAATAAACGCATCACCAACAACAAATGGATGATTGGGAGTACATTGAACACGATACCCATCTTTAGTTTCCACAAGAACAGTCTCATGTACCCCTTGTGGCAACCACTCCTTTACTACACGAGACCCAGAAAGTTCTGAAACTCCTTGTGCTTGATCAATCCGAATCAAGCCAAGATTCGTTCCGACTCGAGTATCTCCGGACACACACAAAGGAAAACTTTGCCGAAACAGATCCCAATCGTTCCCCATTTCACCGAGCTTTTCCCGCATCCATTTGATATGTCCAGGATTCAACCCGAATTCCGCTACGATATGGCGCTCATTCGCTGAAAACTCGATGGACTCACCCACGTTCAATGGCATACAATATTCAGGCTGAAGGAACCATGGGACAAAGGTAAATTCAAACGCGGTATCTCCACGCATGGATGCTTCACAAAAATCTCGATACCACGTCCCTGCCATTTCAGCAGAAGACTCCATGATAATAATCGTCCCAGGAACCCGATGGACTGCCGGGATGACCCCGTCAAGCACAAACGCCGGATCAGGGAACCGGGCACATTCTGACAAATGAGCAACCTGCCAATTCGCACCTATAGCTATGTTTTTCTTGTGGGCAGACTCCACCACAATTCTCGATCGTAACCCTGGATCATGTTTACGCGTTGCCTGGGAGGGATTGGCAAACACCAGTTCCCGTTTGGTAATATACCGACCCACTGGGCGAATATCATCATCCAGATGGTCATAAAATGTCCGTGAAATCTCGAAGAGCGTCCGTGCCCGTTCAGCTTGATCAGCCAGCACCAACGCGTTCACATGAGGCCAAAGCATTGTCCGCCATGCAACCAACGATTCGGCCAACGTGCTGGCCCCAACCTGGCGAGCTTTCAACCAAACACATCGCGCAAACCCTCGAGCTTCAAATTGGCGCTCAATAGATTCAAGAAGTGGGATTTGGCACGGCCAGAAGTTAAACGGGTTATCCCCAATTCTTAACTGCTCCGATGCGAACGCCCGGAAATCCCGACGGTACCGGACAATCTTCTGTGCCGATTGCTGTGCTTCGCCAAGCACGACCCCCGTATCAACCGTCCGAGTCAAGGTAACCGGTATCTCCGCTTCCGACATTGCCCAGAACAAAACCTTGTATATTGCCCTGTCGCATTCGCTGCAATATCATGTCCGCATACCTCACACACACGCCCGGACCCAGCGAATTTATACCCGCGCGGCACGTCCCTCCCAGGCACACGTTCAACCCGTTCACGTCCCGTCAAACCCAACTGCTGTCGTCTCCGCGCTTCACCCATGTTCGACCTCTTCCTCGTCTTCTAACCAACGCGGAGGCAAAACAACATGTGTCCCGCCTTCCTGCAACCGCGCTTCGGCCGTTGGTCCGAGCTGACGAAACACGGTTTCGAGACGATTCACACGACGCTGCAATTTCACAAAGTTCACTACAGCAAATACAATAAGGTATACATACGATATTATAAAGAGAACCAGTAAAACGTTATTTCCCATGTTCAAAGATCCTTTCCCATCCCGATCTAAATAGTTTTGAAGTAAAACGGATCTGCGAATAACTCTTCCACGTCCGTGACCCTACCTGAGCCTCCCGAGGTCGTACCTGTCCGTACTCTCGGACTTCACGAGCCACATCGTCCTTGTATTCCAAAGCCCGCCGTTCTAGCACACGATCTAAATGGGCAGACTTTGCCATCAGCCCTGCTCCTCGATCCCCGCCACCAATTTCAACACATCGGCCGTCGTCGGACGCCCCCCGCCACGCTTCCGTATCATGGTCTTTCCTTCTCCGAGGATATACTTGGCCAACAATTCAGATACCTTGATTTGATCCTGGGGCTCCGACTTGTCTGACCCCATCATCGTCACCCAAAACTCAGTCAGCATCACACGAAGATCCTCTTTCGTGACCTCCTGCTCCTCTGTCGTCAAACCGGGATCACCTCCACCCCCTGCTTCTGTTCCTTCTCACGTGTATCATCAAACTGTGCCTGACGCACTGCGGCGATTACTTCAGAAAGAAGCACTTCCCAAATATCCTGATGCAAAAGAATCCCCTCCCCGGACGGCTTTCCAAACTTGTACTTCCTCAAATCGAAATAACACCCGCGAGACCATTGAATCTTTGAAAATCTATATTCTGTCTCCCGATGCTGAAAATATAAATTCGGATGCTTAATCCGACAAATGATCTCTTTACATCGCTCAAAGAATTCATAATCCATACGGCCTTTTGGCCACGTACCGCCAGCTGTTCGTTTCTTTGGGTACCGTTTGCCAGGGCTAAACTCAATCGGGGACATCGGCCGTAGCACACGAACCTTCGAATCCAATGCAAACGACCGACGAACCTCCGTCGGTCGCTTAATTTCAAACCCCATTACTTCGACTCCACCTCAGTCCTGCACTCTTTCGGAGACCCACCCAATGCCAGACATGCTGCTTTTAACTCACGCTCGAGTCCAAGACCCCACTGCACCATCGTTTTTAGATCAGGCTCCCAGAGGTTCACACAGCGCCCACGTTGCCCGTTGACCACTTGGCAATCTATGACGTCAGGCTGGACGGTCAACGTCGGTCGTGGGGGAATCTGGGGCCTGTAGGGTGCCATTGAGACGCTAGGTGCAGCACAGGCTGTCAACAGCATTATGCTAAAACACAGAACCACAAGTTTCATACATCCCCCTCCACAATACCAACAACAGCATACTACAGTTCGACGGTCACATCAGGTTCCCATGTTGCCGATCCCCTCCCGTCTTTCCTTGGTCCGTATCTCCGATATTTCACAACCGGAACAATTTTAATCAATGGAGCCCCAAGACTCGCTGGGCTCAAGAGCCGTTGTTCCACATAATTTCCCATGGGAATCTGCCCCTGCTTCGCCCCCTCGACATATGATTTTGAAAACCCGCCACATCCGACCATGTACACCTTCCGATGAACCAGATCAGGAGAACCGAACCCGTGCCACCGTGGCATAATCCGATTCACCGGAGCTGCCGCCTGTTTCGTCATATGTCCAAGAAGAAACACATCAGCATCCCAGTAGGGGAGAAGATTTTCAATCTTATTCAACGGTGCCGACATTTTCATCCCGCCTCCGCACCCGTGATGGACAAAAAGAACAATAGAAAATCGAGATCCGTTACTGCGAAATACGAGACGAATATATGCACAGGTCCCTAAAAACTTCGCATCGAGCATCTGACATAATCGCATGTCGGTCGTATCACCCGTACGCAATTGCGCCCAATGATGCCCATGGCATAACCCAAGCCAACGACCCTTCGTTGGTTTCAAATAATCCTCATATAATTCATGCACAAGTTCAAGTGCCGCGTCATCCACCACATCTTCGGCCGAATTTCCAGTAAATGATGTTTGCCCTTCATAACAGCCCATCCACGTACCTGTGTCAGTCACCGGACACCACACAGTCTCATGAGCCACAATCCTCTCAACAGATCGAGCCCACGCCTGCCCATGCACCCAACGCAATGCGCTTGATCGTGTTCCAGTTCTCGTTATTCCATCAACGTCAATAGACCGGTGCCTAGTGGGCACTCCCAGAAGAGCACAAAGAGCATAAAACAAATCAAGACGAAGTGGGTCCTTCTGAGTAAACTGCCACCCCCCATGATCTGATCCTCGACCTTTAGAAAATTCCCGATGCCCCTCCGCGTGCAACATCGCATCCAGCATCGCCCGACGAGCCTCAACAGACAAACACATCGAAATTCGTGGGATATCACCCTCAACAGATGCCCCAGCTCGTGCGAATAACCCACGAATTTCAGGAGCAGAAAATCCCCATCGAATCCACGTTCCCTTACCAGCCCCATATCCTGTCTGTTCATTCTCTGTTTCTGCAACTTTGAGCCAAGGCAACCGAGCAAGCAACCGACGAATATCCTCCACGTATTTTCTTTTCGTTTGAGATAAGTACGTAGTCCAGCACTCTGGAAATTTCACATGACCATCTGTTAATATCCACCCCAGCAACGCTGCTTCATCAGGAGATAGATCAGCATCTCCACTCTCATCGCACACCCCCGCAGTAACAATTCTATGTATTCCTTGACGAAGAGCGTATGTGGGCATCATACTCTGGTGTCCATCAATATGCTGAACAACCCAGCGATGATTATCTGTAACTCGCCACGACCACCCTCTTGCTTTTACATTGACAACAGGAGCATGCTCCCACGTCACAACTTTACGAAGAGGGGTCCACACAGCCTTCCGCGTTACCAAATCGTACCCCAGAATATCTTCACCTATGAGAAGTTGTGAATAAAATTTCCACCCAAACTTAGTCAAAATTCTTGTATCAACAGATACACAATCGTACAATGCCGCCGCTTTGAATCGCTGTCTATTGCTCGGAGACATAAAATCTGTGTAATCCCCAAGACCAACAAACCACGCACCCAACTTCATACACTTGTCAATATGACGTTTAAGAATATCCCCAGCAGTTGATCCACGCTTTCCTGACCACTGAATATCCCCGATAGGCGCAATCACGATCGGCTGATGATTTCGCCTTGAGGACCACGTAATATTATGAGTGGCCAGTTCCACTTAACTTGGTGACTCCTGTTGATCTGACAGAGCCGTCGCTCCAGCCCCCAGTCCAATTGCTGACGGAGCAAACTGCCACAGAGGCTGACCCTTCGTCAGTATATCCTTCCGCATCTGCGGCGTAATTGGCAGATAGTGAATTTGAGCCATATTTGCACTCCTGGATGCTTGCTCTTTCAAGTAGGTGATTGCCTGTTTAATCTCCTTAAATGCTTCCTGCTTTGTCTTATACGGCCGCTCCAAAAACCGGAACACACGCAATACCGACTGATGATCTAATCCTGTATGCTCTAATTCTTTACGAAAAGTTGTTTCCATTCGTACCACATACCCGGAACGTTGCTCACTCCGTGTCAACGGACGACCTTTTGCTTCCGCATATTGTGGAAATAATGTTGCAATCGCCTTCCCTTCTCGTCCACTGTCAGAAAGCACATAATACGCATCTTCATAACCTGGCAATTGGCCCCGATCAAACATATGGGCTTCCGTTACATTTTTCAGCGCCAACTTCGAAGGGTCTACCATAAATTCTCCAGACGTAGAAATATCACGATCCTGAACCTTCACCCCCCACTTCTTCGCATAATTATTTGCAGTATTCGGCAATATTTCATCGTAGAACCTCCGCATCCCCTTCCCACCCAGCTGAATCTCTTCCCCCTCAAGCAGCCCCACATTTCCAACACCACGAAAGAGCACCCGTGGATTCGTTGCCTCAAGCTTATTGACCCCCTCACCAGCAAGAATCTTCTTTGCCGCGGATGCCCCAACCCACGATGAAAGATCCTTCGGATCTATTCCGCCAAACTCCTGACCTTGTGCGTACAAAGCGTACCCATTTGGCGTCTTCTCCCAACGTAATGTTCCAACTCGTTCGGATAATGATGCATATCGCCTCAACTGCTGATCGCCAGTGGTCCACCCGATGCCATCATACCCACGAGCCACCGCATCATTCAGCATTTTCTTGATTGACAACTCAGGCCATGATTTCTCGAAGGGACCAACAGGAAGCGCCCCGCCAAATTCAGGCCGATATGCCTTTGACAATTGTGCAAGTCGTTCCATTGCGTTCACGTATTGATCGTATAAATTTTTATAAACATCCCCGTATTTTCTGTCCCATTCAGGATCATTAAGAGACAGCCGTGAATATGCGCTTGCATGCTCTACTTCACGCATTTTAGAAAATAGCGTCTTCACATCCTTTCCCAATTTAGTTTTAGCCTCTTCCAATTTAATCTTTTCCTCTGCAACACGTGGCCCAATCTCCCGTGGAATGTATCCCATCCCACCTTCTTCTTTCATTGCTCGTGCCTTCTGATGCCAGTCAGACTGAATCTCTTCGCCAAACAACACCTTCTCCCCAGTGGGAAGCTGCCGATCCGTCGTCCGCATATGAAATACCGTATTCGAAGAATAATGCCCCTCCACATCTTGGAGATAGGGTTGAACAATCTTTGGATATTGCTCCTGAATTTGTTCTTTCCCGATACGCACTGGAATCTCCCGATATGCTTTCCCCCCGGGCAGTTGATAATCGGGATTTTGAAACAATGCACTTGGCAAACTCCTATGTTCAACAACGCGTTCCGGTTCAAAAAGAACAGCACGTTCACCTGTCGCGGATATCGGACCTTCCTGTATGATTCGCGGATGTTCCAATTTTGCCAGCCGGGGCGTTGCCTCCAAGGACGGAGATCGTTCCTGGACATACCTCAGTACATCCGGTTTCATATATTGCTGTTTCGGATCGAGAAACCGTGAGAGTCCAATCCACTCTGCTTCAGCAGGCTTCGCCCCTTGGGCAATTCCGAGCACCTGTTGGCCAGAGGCCCGCTGTGGCATCTTCTCTGTGAGCAACTGTGCTAATTTCGAAAAGAACCCTCCACCTTCCCTTTCGAATATCCCAGGGACTTGCTGCGTCCAAAATGGACGAAAAGACGGCACTGGCATTATCGAATCTCCCGCACCATCAAAATGCTACTCAAATACCGTGGCTCCTGCACACGCATCCCACTCCGTTCAAAATACACATATCCAAAATATTCCAATTCCTCCGGAGTCAGCATCCCGTGTGATCCACGGGTGTTCGCCCACCTGAATTCCCGGCTGTAGGGCCTCTGGACGCCTCCAGGTACGGACTTCTCCGCCTGGGCAATGCCCGGATACCCCTCGATCATGTTAGGACCCACGCTGAGACCCTCGGCGGGACATGAGATTCAATTCTCGAGCAAATGAGGCCAGACGCTCTGGATGCTGTGACTGTGTTTTCCACGCTGAAAGATAGAGCAGCGGATCGTTCATCGCCTCCCGGAGCATCTGACGGGACTGATATTCGGTCATCATTTCGGACAAGGCCCGCCAGATCGGTTCCTGCGGGCGATACATCCCGTACATCTGTTGCAGATCAGGGAACTCTGTCACCGCATGTTGAATTTGTTCCAATGATTGGTCCATGGGCATCCCAGCGTTCACCACTTGCTGTGGGGACATCGACCCTGGAATCCCCGAGGGGAACCGTTGCGTCGCCAAATCGGCATGTCGCCCTTCGTGTAATAACGTCCCAGACGCTTCTAAATCATCCTGAGACAACCGACGCATTGACGGGCGATCCAACCCCAGATGGAGTGATCTCCCTTTCGTGGCAATATCCGGACGAGAGAGGCGCATGAGATCCATGGCCTCATATTCACTGGGACGAAGCTTTTTCATCGGGAGGGATTCAACCGTTCCCATAAACCCTCGAGCACTGAATTCAGGGGCTTGCGGGCGGAGGAACACTGGCGTCGCAGCCTGTTCAATCCGCCCCGCCATCTCCGGAGCAAGATTGAACAGTTTTCGCTTGAGGAGCGCCCCTCCGCGACCGACTGGAATGAGCGCGGCAAGGACGGCAGGAACGAGAAGGGCAGCCAACTGAGCAAGGGGATCAGTCTGTTGTCGTGGGGCCGGAGCCTCACCCTGCTGATCCCCCTGGTCAAATTGAGCCATGCTAAAACATACTCAAGAGGCAGTCTACCACAGAGCAAACATCACGACTCCCACTTGATGGGACCACGCGTATGCTGGCCCGGATGGCCCTGAGCCCGCTGGCACTGATACTCAATCGCCGTTTTTCCCTCTGCTCGTTCTACCGTCGATGCCTGACACCGCGTTTCCTTTCGAGGTCGAGTCATGTTGTCACCTCCTTTTAGAAATATTTGATTGATCCATCACTGAGAAGATACGTTCCTGATGCGGCATTTTGAAGCTGTCCCAAAGACCAGTTCACCTGCCCTTGACCCTGGGGTGTTGCTGTTCCCAATCCAGTGAATGACCCGATAATGCTCCCCCCGACATTTGATGTTGAGAACGTGCCGAGCGAATGACTAGAACCGTAACGAATATTCAATCCGAGCGTCTCCAGTTTTTGTGGAGTAATCGGACTAATCTGATCTGCTTTCTTGTTTTTCTCATGGCGTTCTTTGATCTTGTCAAGGTGTCCTGCACGTAAATCATCCAGATCCCGCTTGATCAGTTGGGCTGTTTCCACCGCCTCTTTCCGTGTTTTTTCTGCTTTATGCAACGCTTCCAGAGCCTGTTTCACCAATACTTTTACTTCATCCACCCGATCTTTCTTCAGAGCTTTGACGGCTTCTCGATAGGCTTCCTGATTGTCCTTCGCTGACATTTCCATCTTCGCCCCTTTCCCACGCATTATGGGAGGCGTGGACTTCGATTTATGTGGTCAGGGTAGGAGGCTTTGATCCTCCGACCCCCGCGCCCCAGACGCGGTGCGCTCCCAGGCTGCGCCATACCCTGATCCAACATGGGCCTATAGAAACACATGAAAACGAATAAGTCAAGGAATTTTTCCACGGGATCTACAGGGCAATAATACAGTTAAATACCGCCTCGATCCAACGTACCAATATCCAGCACGGCATGCAACAATTCATGCCAGTAGACTTCCCACTGTCGTTGTTTTGTCAAGCTCTTGTCGATGTAAATCGTTCGTTCTGTATCTACCCACGCACCAGCAGAAGCTCTGCGTATATGCTTATACATGTAGTTTCTACTTGAGTTCTTACTTGCTGTAGCCCAAAGGGCTACATGGTTGTTGCCTATAACAACTCTGTTTCTGTTTATACTTGTTGGGGCCCGTAGGGCCCCTGCATGTTGTTTTTGCTTGCTGTTGTTCAGAAGACGAGCTTTGCTCTTGCTTCTTTGAAGAGCTTTTGATTCGTTTGTAATACTTGCTAATTCCGTGGGTGTTACAAGCTTTACGTGTAGTACATAGCCTCTGCCTATGTTCTTTCTCTTGGGAAGCTTATGGTATTTCATATGTGTTTTGCTCCTGTTCTTGCTTTGTTTTAGATTCTAGTTCTTGTATATAATATGTATGTATATTGCCTTGCCCTACTTGTATTCTACTGTTTTGCTGCTGTAGATATTCATATACTTGTATACGAGCTCTATCCCCCGGGCAATATTTCATCTCAATGACCTGTTCAAGACTTTGATTTGGTACTACTCGACCCTCAATCGGCGTGGTGAAGAGGGCAAAGGCCGTGCACACCAGCCAGGCAGCACCCCCGAATATGCCACTGTGCGGCCCACAAATGCCCCAGGATCGACGTTTCCACCCCATCCCGCTATCTCCCTATTGCCAGCCTGTCGATCGTTGATCCTGGAGGCTCCTGGAGATTATCCCGATCTCCCAAGGATGAACCCAATATACCAGCAGATTCCACCGGCAATCAAAATTATGGCAGCCATGCCTTGGAAGGTGCAGAGCATAGCTCGTACATACGCGCGTTGTTATTACGAGTCAATAGTGGCAGTTCTTACGGTTGTATCCTGCGCTGAATATTCATGGGGGCAACGGCCATGGAGATGTCGTGGTCCAGTATCTTTGGCCTTATGGCAGTTAAAACATAGGATCTGGAATCCATCTGGATATTGATGTTGCTTGAGCCAGCGTCCAATATGTTGGCGGACCATCCAAGATGTTCGACGGTGTTCCCCACCCCCACCTTTGATATGGTCAAACGTTAAAAATACAGGTTCTGTTTCGCCACAGCAAACGCATTGTCCACCATAGATTTGAAGTGTTTCAAGTTTTATTGTCCAATCCGTGGATGGTTTTCCTCCTTGACGTTTATATCGTGCCTCGTTTTGTGCATCACATAGTCGGCAATAGGCTCGAAATCCAGCTGAAGAAAGTCCACGTTTCCAATTTTCTATTGTGAGGGCTAAATATCTATTGCATTTTGGACATGTTTTCATATCGCCGGGGAGTAGTCCTCGTTGTGTGTACACTCTCGGGACCATGGTTCTTCCTCCTGCTTGGTAGTCTATCACAATGTTCCCTCAGGTGACTCCTCTCTCCTCATGGTGTGAATAGTTCAATATCGCCCTGGGGAGCAACCCAGGGGAGAAGCCTTAAAGCTTTAGAAGCTTAAAAGCTTATAAGCTCTAGAAGCTTTAGAAACCATGTTTTGTTTCCAGGAAAAGCTTCTATAGTATATCTGGAAACAAAACATAGAAGCTTTACTGCTTAAAGCTTATAAGCCTTAGAAGCATATAAACAGTATAAACAGTAGTTGTTATATACTTATATGCTTGATTGTGTAATACGCGAATACTATACAGGGTTAACAGTGCAAATAACGCACAGGGGTACATGTAAGTAAGAAAACCATACTTATATATATACTATTAGTATATGTATATACATATATACATGCAAGGATGAATGGACAACAAAAAACCCGCCAGACTTCGGCGGGTTCCTTGTTACGGAATGCAGGACGATATGAGTTAGAACGTGAGAATCAGAACAACAAAACTACTTCGCGGCACTCAAAGCCTGCTTGCGCTCGTTGGCCGCGATCATGGCCCGCTTGCGAGCCATCTGATACAACTGCTCGATTTGCCCATCCGTCAACGCGCCAAGCAGCGCGTTCAAGACTTCATCTCCGATATCAGCATCCCCGAGCTTGCCCTCTCGGATCACCTGATTGACCCACTTCCCGTCCGCGTTCTTAACGGCCATACTGATTGACGGGCCCACCGCCCCAACGAGCGCGGCAGTCTGGCCGCGCTTCGCGCTTGCCAGCTTCTTCTTGTTTTCCTTCGCCCATCGCTGGGCACCCCGCCGGATGATCTCCAGTGCCGGACGGATACGGGCGTCAGATGGCTTCTTCGCACCGAGCAGAGCAGCCACAAACGTGTTGCCGGCCGATGCCATATTGCCGCCCCACTTCACGCCAAGCTCGGTTGCCAGGTTGACAACAGTCTCGCTGGCAATGGCGTTCTGCAAGTGAAACGCAAACTCGCCGTGCTTGACGTAGAACGTAGACACTGCCCGATCCCGTGCCGCGACAAATTCGAGGCCACACGCCACAGCATCCTTCACAACTGCCGCCGTGAACTTCCGCGCCTTCAAGAGAAACGCATCGGAAACGGCAGCGGCTACTTCGAGTAGCTTTACCTTTGGCATTGACAAACCCCTTGTGTTGGTTTGTCCTGCATCCCATATTCAGTTTTCAAGTGCGACCACTTCAGGACGTGAATCCCTTATCTACCTCTATCATACCACGTCAATACTGAAAGTCAAGTGCTTTCTTTTCTTCAATTCATACAGGCATGAATGCCAGGCTCGACTCTCGCCCGCGTATCCTCGCCCGATCATGTTCCTATTTTACCACGCAATATGCCTGATTGCGCCCGTATGTGAAACCTGACTATGCAAAATGGCCATCTTCGGGGATCGGTAGTGCCATGCCTGTGTACCGCGTGCTCTTGGCTCAGGCTGAACGATCGGCATGGACAGGCTATCTCACTATGTCTTGGGGTGGGATCGTCTCGCTCAGTGCCACTGTGGCCCGTATACAGGCTAATTCATGCGTGGGTAGCGTGCTCTTGTCACAACGGGTTTAGAGACCATGATAAACTGTGTACAAAATAACACTTGACTTACACACTATTCGTGGTATAATATAAGTAGGAGCATATATGCGGTTGGATGAAGGAACCAGATGAATCCTTCGGGATCGGGTCCTCTCCACGGATGATGCTCCAAGATTGAATTCATGCTGGTGTGAATGCAATCGCTCTGGTGGGCCCCGGGCCCGTCGCCCAGATTGTGGCGACCCGATCACGCTCTCGGGAGAGAGAGTCAGGATGAACCGGACAAGCACGACGTCCGGAACGGAAGGCACCTGACGTGGGAATCGGGCAGAGACAAGACCGGAGCTGGGGCACCACGTAGCGACTGGTGTTCTGGAACATGCTCTGGAGCCTGCGTTAATCTGCGGGGCTGAGTGCCGTGATTCGCTTCACGACACACGCAGATAGTCGCTCCGCCGGGTATGACAACCGACAGCGGAGCGTGGTCCCAGGTGCCATATCACCGTAGATCGTACACGTACGGCGCACGGGGTGGCGTGAAAATACCAACTCCCATTCCCTTCCCACTCAAGGCTGGTCAGTTCAACAGCCGAGGGATGATCCTTCCGCTGACTCTCGGTGGTCAGTCGCTTCGCATCCGAGGAATGGATCAGGTATAAATACAATGGAAGTCGCCGATATTGTTATCATAATAACTCCGGCGATGGTCAGCAAATCAATAGATTAAATACCTGATGATTGATGCTGCCTGGGTGCGCGATTCTCTGGCGCACGTATCTCGTCAATACATGAGTGAATGATCACCATGCTCACAGAGGACATGTCACTCCTGCTCACGACCCACATGACCGACTGCATTCCCAGTGCGGCTTACGCTGAACACCCGCACTCTATTGCAGCGGAATCCACATAATCCCCATGCCTTCGGGCGGGGATACCCACGGAACGGGTACGGATTGGGGATGTGCATTGACATGAGTCGGTGCAAACAACAGGCGGCAGGTTGCTTTCAAAGGACCTGCCGCCTTTTTGCTATTCATCCACAGATGAATCAAAACAGGAGACTATCCCATGGCACGAATCATCCGAGCCATCCGCAGCTGGTTCAGCTCATACGACGCCTCCGCCGTCTGGAACGACTGGAACACGGTCAAGGGACACGCAATGAAACGCGAGTGCTCCCGTCGCCTGCGCCAGCTGGAACGCGGGGTCATTCAGAAATTCTGATGAAATCCACACGACGAACGCCTGAACCGGGCAATGTTTGGGTTCTCACTTGTGCACAGTGTGGACATCGTCTTTACGCTCATGAAACAAGCACAGGTTGCACACAATGTGCGTGTGACGGATTCAGGAATCCTGACAACGATGGAGTTGAGCCATGAACAGCCCGCTCGTTGGCATCGGTGTTGTTCTTGTCGGATGCACAATCTTTTATGCGCTCCTCGGCATGCTGATTCAATGGGGGACCGGATGAAAGGAGAAACGAATGCCTGATCGGGATGGGTATCCGACCGAAGAGGAATTGACGCGCATCCGTGAGTGGCCCATGGATGATCCACGCGGATGGCTCGCCTACATCAAGACCTGCTGGTGGGCCGCAGATTGGGGGTGGTCAGAACAGCATACGTGGCCCGACCCTGGACCTGGATCGGTCACCGAGTATCACATCTCAACGGCGGGGTGGTCCGGAAACGAGGAGATCATCCGAGCCATGCGCGAGAACCCCAATCTTCTCTGGAGTCAGACGTGGGAGAGCGTGCGTCGAGGTGGGCACTACGTGTTTGCTGTACCCGATGCTGTCGTGAGCGCCCAAGAAGGGGAAACGGGAGAATAAAATGAAC